CGCAACCCGACCGCGATTTCGTCGCGCGTCTCAAAAAGCTCGACCCCAAGCTGGGGTGCAAGTTTGTCCCGGAGCATGAGCACTTCGTAATCACTTACGCCCGGCCGGTCGGCGAGCCCGTCAACGTCTGGCTGATCCAGGCCGAGGGCGGCGGCTTCCGCCATCCCGACGAACGCGACCTGCGCAAGCTGCAGGAATCCGATCTGCAGCGGGTGCCGATGAAGGACCGTTTGAAAGAGGCGGCCCTCTACATGGAGCGCGACCGCGAGCACCGCCGGCGCAAACGCAAGGAGGAGATCCGCGACCGCACCAAGGACGACAAGATCCAGCTCATGCGCGCCGCGGCTCAATTCGACTCCGCCTCGGGCGGAAAACATAACCAGGCCTATCGGCGGGTCGATCTCAAGCCGAAGGGCACAACCATCAAGTAAAGTCGTTTGCCTGGCTCCAGACGGATCCCAGGCGCGCGGCAAGGAGAAACAATGGTCATCAAGAATCCGGTACCAGATGAAGTTTTGGAGTTTTGGTTTTCGGGCGAGCTCATGCAGCTGCAGCCGGGTCAGCGCATCCGGGTGGACGACGCCCGCGGCAACCACGCGCTCTCCGAGCTCGGCCGGCGCGGGCTGATCAAGCTCGAATACGGGGATGAAACCAACGGGGTCGAAGAGCGGCGCTCCGAGGAGGGCCGGCGGGCGAACCTGGAGTTCCGGCGCAAGCAGGTGATTGATTTCAACCAGGAGCAGGAGCGGCGCATCCAGCGCAAGCTCGCCATCAACGAGGTGCCGGAGCACATCAAGCGCTACGCCGACCAGCTGGGGCTCAAGCTCTTCGAGCCCTACACGCAGACCGATGAGTTCACCAAGGAAAAGGCCGAGCTCATCGGCAAGCTGCAGCAGGCCGAGGAGGTCGCCCGGGAAAAGGACGCGAGCCTGCAGGCGCTGCGCAGCGAGATGGATGAAATGCGCCAGATGATGCGCACGCTCATGGCGGCGCAGGCCGCGCCGGATGCGCCCGCACCCGCCTACGATCTCGCCCCCATGGACACGATCGATGAGGAAGATCTGCTGCAGAAGCTGCGGACGTACAACCGGGCGAGCTTCCAGAAATGGCTTGCTCAAAACCGCGACCGTCTCGGCCTGATGCCAGAAACCGTCCGCAAAGAGGTGGCGAATCGGCATGAGCGGTTCTTCGGCCAGCCACTGGAGGCGGCCGCTAACTGATCCCAATGGAGAGGCGATGCCAACATATAAAAATTGCTATCGGCTGGTCCGGGACGTCCGGTATGGTATCGGAGAGTTCGACGAGGCGCTCGCCAGCGGGGAGGACAATGTAGGCGGCTACGCCAATGAGTGGATCATCGACCGCATCAACGACGCCGTTGCGCAGCTATTCGCGCTTATCCTGAGACGTCGCCCAAGCGAGTTTATCAAGGAGCAGAGCATTACGGGGGTCAATTCGGTTTTCGCCCTGCCTGCCGACTTTGGTAAACTCGTTTTGTTTCGGGACCAATACGGTCAAAAAGTTTTTCCGATATCTCAAATCGAAAGACGGCTCACGGACCAAACCGGTTCCGAGCGGCTGTATTATCAGCGTGGCCAAAACCTGCACCTGGATAAAGACGGCGTCAGCTCGACCTATTCGCTGATCTACAAGCCCAAACCCCGCAAGCTGCACATGGGCCGCGCCGCCGCCGATGGAATCGATGAAATTGCTCTCGACGCCAAGCAGCGCGCGGTGACCGACGGCTACTACAACGGGATGATCGTCGAAAACGAGAGCTCCGGCTGGGAATGCGAAATCACGGATTACACTGCAGGGGTCGCCACCACGAACGGCTTCGACACCGTCGCCAGCGATCTCTATGGCCTGGTCCCTGAACTGCCCGAGTGGGCGCATCTGCTGATCGCGCCGCAGGCAGTCATCCTGTGCAAACTCCACCCCCTCGCCAAAGAACCGCCCAGCACGAAAGAGCTCGATGCGTTTAAGGAGATGTTGAGGTCGGTGCTGTCCGAGTTTGCTTCCATGGAAGACGACGACCAGGATGCGGCGGAGATGTTTACCAAGTTTGAGCCCATCCAAGGCGGAGGGCCTGTCTTTTGAAAGATCTCACCAAGATCGATGGGGTGCAGGCTAAAGGCGGCTGCGTCACGGCCCGGGACGAGGCGTTGCTGCCGTATGGTGCGTTTTCTTTCGCGCAGAATATCCGCAACGGCGATTCAGGCATGGAGCAGCGCCCGGGCCAGCGCAAGCTGCACACGGTCGCCGACGGCACCAACCAGGTCAAGACGCTCTATCAGTTTTCAAAGACCCACCGATCGGAAAAGCATTTCTACGCGCAGATGAGCGACGGCGACATCCTCGAGGCGACGAACGAACCGCCGACGGTCACCACGGGGGCCTTCGGCAACGTCATCTTCGACGGCGCCGCCGGCCAGGTGCCCGCCGCGTGGGGCGTCATCGATGACAAGCTGATATTTTCAAACGGCAAAGACCAGCACCAGATCTATGCCGGCGACCAGACGCCCGTAGAAAAGTTTGTCGTCTATAAGGGCTCGGCCGCCATTCCCACCATCCCGCAGGGCGGCGAAGATTACTCCGACCAGGTGATCGACAGCGCCGATGCGACCGTCGCCATTCTCGACGCCATCAACACCTACGCCGCTTTCCAGTGCATTTTTATCCGCACCTGCATGCCGGTCAAGGCGTTCAATTTCACGGTGGCCTCGGCCAATACCAATGCGTCGACCATGTCGGTTTTCTACTGGAACGGCAGCTGGACCAGCGTCGGTACAACCACCGACACCACCGAAGTCAGCAGCGCCACCCTCGGGAAGAGCGGTAAAATTTCATGGACGCCGCCGGCCGACATTATCACCCGCTATGCGTTCGGAACGTGCGGGTGGTGGTATCAATTGCGGTTCAGCGCGCAGCTGTCGGCGACCGTGCGCCTGTCCGAGGTCAGCTTCGACACCCAATGGACCGGTATCGTCAACGTCTGGAATTCGGTGCCCGACTACGCCGTCGAGGTCCAGGTGGAGGGCGACAGCCAGTACGAGGTGTGGGCCGCGGGATCGGTGGACCTTTCGGAGCTCGCAGCCGGCAAAAAGGTTTACATCGGGTTTTCGAGCCCGGTCGAGGCGATTTATCTCGACCCGGGCGGCACGCCCACCGCGGCCGGAAACTCCATCGCCACCTTGAAGTATTGGAACGGGTATGCGTTCACCACCGTCGGCGCCTGGACCGACGGCAGCTCCGGTATCACGCAGGCCGGCTGGGTAACGTTCAGCCGCGTCCCCGCTCAGCCCCACCAGCTGCACACGACCATCTACTATGCCTATTGGTACGAGCTGACCTTTGCCAATCAGATCCAGGACAACACCACGATCGCCATCCAGGGCATGCCCTACTACGACATCCTGGACCTCGGCAAAAGCAGCTGCAACGCGGTTTGGAAGGACCGCGCCTGCTATTCCTTCGACCGCTGGGGGGCCTACATCTACGTCAGCGCCAAGGATCAGCCAATGGTCCTGAACGGTGCGGACTACGGCATTCTCAAGGCTGGCGACGGCCGCGCCAACAGGGTGGTCGGCATGCGGCGATTCCACAACGAGCTCATGGTTTGGCAAGCCGAATTGGGCGTCGAGGGCGGGTGCGTGACCATCTTCGAAGGCTACAGCCCCAGCACGTTCGGCAAGCTGGTCTTGACCTCCAAGATCGGCGGCATGAACCACAAGGCGATCGCGGTCGTGGACGGCGTGCTGACCGCCACCAAAACCGATGAGACGCTCAAGACGCTGGCCTTTTGGCTGTCGCGCTATGGGGTGTGCGTCTCGGACGGGGTCACCGTCTCGATCACCTCCGACGACATTCAGAACTACTTCGACCCCACCCGGCCCGAGTGCATCCGCTATGGGTACGAGGACCAGATGTGGCTGGACCACGACCCGACCCATAACGTCATCCGCATCGGCCTGGTGTCGGGGTCGAGCGCGACCGTGCCGAACGTATTTCCCGTTTTTGACCTGGTGACCAAGACCTGGAGTTTCGACAAACCGGGGCAGCCGTTGGCGTGCATGACCAACATCGAGTCCAAGGCCGGCACGCAGTATCCCGTTGTGCAGGTCGGCGGCGGAACGGCGGACGGAACCGTCTACCAGCTCAACTATGGCATCGACGATGTGTCGACGCCCGTTGAGATGATCATTACCCAGGTGCTCACCCGCAAGGCGATGGTGCTGCAGCTGCATGAGCTGCTGATCCGGTTCAAGGCCCAAAACGCCGGCGTGTGCCGGCTGGACGTGCTGCAGGGAGACAACCTGAAATTCACCCGGGCGCTGACCATGACCGGCGAGCGGTCGGGCGAGAGCTCGCGCCGGCATAGGTTCCGGTGCGAGGCGGTGGGAGACCTGATCAAAATCCGGCTCAGCAACGCCTCGCGCCAGGAAAAAATGATTCTCTACGAAATAGGAGCGGCGGTCAAAATATGGGAGCCCAGGTAGAAGATAAGCCCCGCGGCGAGAGGCGCGTGGTCGTCGCCGATTCCTGGCGCACGCAGTTTTTCGAATGCAAGGAGATCGGCCCGGAACCGCCTTTGAATGCCACCGGATTCTGGCGCAAGCCGAAACACGGCATTTTGAAAGAAGACAAGGGGGGCTGATGGATACCATCGCCAAGATTGCGACCGAGCGAAATGCCTATTTCATCCGGCTGACATTCTACGATGAATTCGACAATCTCTTCGCTCCGACCGAGGTACACTGGAAGCTGACCGACCGGTGGGGCAACGTGATCAATGAGCACGCAGATGAGGAGATTACCGTTGGGCTGGCGTCGGTCATGTATATCCCTCTCAGCGAAAATGATTTGATCACGTTCAAGGGCTCGCTGGCGGCGCGGGTGATCACCGTTTGGGGCGAGTACACCTCCAGCACGTTCGGGGCCAACATGAAATTCAGGCGCCAGGCGCTTTTCAACATCGAGCCCGAGGAAGGCGGCGACTGATGGGCTTCGAGTCCATCAAAAAACTCGTGGACGACTGCTACGAGCAGGGGCAGCATTGGTACACCGGGTTCCGGTATGCGCCTTCCATTGCCTCTGCAGCCGGACTTTTCTTTGATCTGTCGCAATCCCCGGGCACACCCTACCCGAACCTTTACAACGGGACGCCTTACACGGCCAACGCCTTCCCGGCCGGCTCCGGCATTTGGCACGGCGGTAACGTGGCGCCGCTCGAAAAGCGCCTGCACAAATTGTCGGTGAGCTCGGTTTCGGCCGGCGTGGTCCCGGCGCGGCTGATTCTGTGCGACTTCCTGCTCTACTACCCCTATATCGACATATCGACTGCCGGGCCGCAGAACCTGTTTAACCCAATCACGCTGCCGCGCTATACCGACGGGCTCGGGGTCTATATGTTTCTGGTTTCAATGGGGGCCTACACGGGTGCGGGCTCGGTTTGGGTAGGCTACACCAACTCCGCTAACGTGACGACCAACAAGACCGGTATAACCACGCTCGCCACCACCAACGTCCAGGGGACCATCGTGCATTCGGGGGCCGCCGCGGGGCGCTCGGGGGCGTTCATGCAGATCCAGCGCTGCAAGGGCGTGAAGTACGCGACCGACATCGAATTTTCCTCAGTCAGCGTCGGCATGTTTGCTCTGGTGCTGGCGCGCCCGCTCGCCGAGATCAAAATCCGCGAAATAGGGGCGTCGTGCGAGGTCGACTTTTTGCTAAATAAAAACGAACTGCCGAGGATCTACGACGGCGCGCATTTGAATTTTTTGATCGACCCGAACGGCAGCATGGCGTCAACGCAGATCATCGGCGATATGACCGTCATTTGGGGATAGGGGGACGACATGGGATTTTCGAGTTTCAACGATTTTCTGTCCGAGCTCACGGCGAACGCCAAGTTCTGGCGGGCGGATTTTATGAAGGGCTCCGGTGCAAACGCCTTCACCGCGGGCCGCTGGTACGACCTGCTCTATTTTGACGGCTACCCGCAAATTCACGTCCATGGCGATTTTATCACCAACGGCGGGTTTTGGGGATCGGCGACCGGCTGGACCCTCGGGGGGCAGTGGGCCTACACGCCGGCTTCCGGCCTGGTGACCCGCACCGTCGGCGGGTCTACCGACTCGATCGATCAGAATACCGCCTGCGTCCAGGGGACCACCTATTCGGTCGCCTACACGCTCGCCGGCTATACCGGGTCGGGTTCGTTCCAGGTCAGCCTGGGGGGCACCGCCGGCACCGCCCGGGCGGCCAACGGCACGTATCGTGAGAGCATCGTTTGCGGAGCAACCTCCAACGCGCCGCTTTCGATCAGCGGCGCATCGACCGTGGGCGGGACGATCGACAACGTGTCGGTCACCGAGGTCAAGGCGTTCAAGCCCTATTCGGACGCCGATCAGCACCAGCTTTACCATGGCGGCAACGTGTCCACCGACACCAAGCACATCCTCAACATGGGCGCCTGGACCAACGCCGCGACCGGCGCGCCTTCGGTCCTGATGCTGGTCGATCTGCTGGGGTGTTATCCGCGAATCGATCTAAACGTCAACACCTCGCAGACCCTGACCAACACCGCGACCCTGCCGCGCTACACCGACGGCAAGGGGGTCCGGGCGTTTCTGTCGGTTTCCGAGGCCCCCGGGGCGACGCCGGCGAACCTGGTCATGTCCTACACGAACCCGGGGTCCACCTCCGGCCGCGGGCTTGTCGCGGTCGTGGCGTTGACGGTCTCCGCGATTGCCGGGCACATCCTACATAGCGGAACCGCCGCGAGCAACTTTGGGCCGTTTTTGCCGCTCGCTGCGGGGGATGCCGGAGTCAAATCGGTGCAGAGCGTGCAGCTGTCGGCAGCCATGGCGGCCGGCTCCGGCGCCATTGGCAACCTGGTGCTCTGCAAGCCGCTCGCGACTCTGCCGCTGACCACCGCGTTTCAGGCGGCCGAACGCGACCTGCTGAACCAGCTGCCCAGCCTGCCTCAAATCGTCGATGGGGCGTGCCTCGGGTTTCTGTTGTTTGCCGGCGCGGCCGTGGCGGCGAATACGCAGTTCCAGGGGTATGTGGATCTCGGGTGGGGATAATGGCGCTGCTGCAAAACATAGCGCTTGCCGCGCAGAACCCCATCAACCTATCGGGTGCTGCCGGCAGCAATGAGCGCTCGCAATTCGGGCTCCGCCTGCAGACCTGGCAGAATAAGTACATGGCCAACGGGGATCTCGGGTTCGACGAGGATACGCCGATCCCGCCCGGGGAAGTCCATCCCTATGCGTGGTTCTGGTCGATCGCCGCCCCGACGCTTGTCGGGATCACCGCGAGTCCTCAATCCGCGATCGGCCTGGTGATCGAAATCTATCCGACATCGGTGACGCTGGGCGTTCTGCCTGCCACCTCGGCCGATACCACGCTCGGCAAGATCGACATCGAGGCCATTTCGCCGCGGATTGTTTTCGAGGCCATTTCGCCGCGGATCACTTTTGAAGGGGATGAATAATGGCCGACTTCATCTATGACAAGACGAAGAAAAAGCTGCTGGACGGAACCATCCTCCCCTCGCACACGTTCAAGCTGATGCTGCTCGGCGCCGCTCATTCCGCGGATAAAGCCAACGACGAGTTTTTGAGCGACGTGTCCGGGGACCAGATCACGGGGGCCGGTTACACGGCCGGGGGCGCGACGCTTGCCAATGTAAGCATGACCCGGACCGGGGCGGTGGTCAAGTTCGACGCCAACGATGTCGCCTATGCGGCGCTGACGCCGTCGTTTCGCTACGGGGTGATCTATGACGACAGCGTCGCAAACGATCCCCTGCTATGCTTTCTGGATTTCGGAGCGCTTAAAATACCCAATGGCGCAGCGGCTGCCATCGAATTCAACGCCGCCGGGATCTTCACGCTGACCGATGCCTAAACCGATCAATACAACCGGCGACCGCGACTTCGCCCGCAAGCTGTACATGGGCAAACGGCCCTACGTGCAGAAAATGAAGGGCGTCTCGCACTCCGCCATGGACCGCATCCGCAGGGTGCCCCATTCGGAAAGCAAGAAACCCTACGTCGGCGACGATGATTATCCTGAGATGGAATATCGCTTCGACCCGTGGGATCCGCCGCCCTATCGTCCGCCGAACCAACCTCCGACCGGACCGAACGACCCGAACGACCCGGACACGCCGCCGGTTGATGGGTGCGTTGAGGGGCCGGCCACCGGCCTGGAGGTTGGCGGGGGCGGCATTGACCAACGAGTTACCTGCAGGCCCAAGGACAAAACGCCGTTCTTGGGCTGCGATTTCGCACAGCCGTTGACGCCCACCGTCATCAAGGCCGGCGAGACCGCCTATGCCAAACTCGCCCGCCGGGACGATTCGATCGTTTCACTCGCAGTATTCGGTCCGGCCACGATTATCAGCGATAAAAGCATGGTTGCGCTTTGCACCTCGGCTGGCCAGGATATCCTGGGGCGCACGGGCAACAACCCGCGTCCGTGGGCCAGTTCGCCAGAATGCACGGTCATCATCAAGGCGCAGAGCGCCGAGCGGATCGCGCGCTATAAGCCTTCGAAAGAAACCGGGCTCATCATGGTGGTGCTGGTGGCCTATACGCAGTCGGGTTCATCCTGCTCGACTTGGGCCTCCATCCAGCAGTGCCCGGCGGATCCCGAACTCGAGTTTGACACGGGGATTACTCCAGAATCGATCACCCCGTCTTCGTATGCGCTGCTTGCGGTCAAGGGCGGGCTGCCGCCTTACCGATGGACAAAGTTGGAGGCGTCCAATTCGGATAATTTTTCGCTGGGAGCATCCGCTGGCAATACCGCCATGGTTTATGCCAACAGCTTGGCGTGCGGCCCGGTTCAAATCCAAGTTGAAGATAAATGTGGCACCAAAATTGTTTGGACGTTGCGCTGCACTAATGGCCTTTGGGTTCTTAGAGACACTACGACTGATTGGAATGGGAAGCTAAATTCTCAATGCGTAACCTGCGGGTATGCGCAATATTCTACTTGGCCTCACAGTTGGGGACAGCATGGAATTATCTCGGGATTCAAAAGGTGCGAGTGCGGTGGAACTCTGACAAACTGGTATGGAATCAACACGGGAGTGGAGTGGGGTGTCGCTTGCGCGAGTGGTTATTGCGGAACCCCGGCAGGTGGACATTGCGTAGAATATACAACCTGCAGTCCTGTTTGGGGATGCAAACCGTGCGTGATTTGGCAGCCAGATCCAAGTTTTGCATCCGGGGATAGTATTTGCGCTCATCGTTACTATTACGGTTGGGATGAAATCGACTGCATTTGCACCTCTTGGTGCAGTAATTCTGATTGGGAATGTCCGTGAATAAAGTTTTTGAAGATGCCATGGAAGCGTTCCAGTTCGCAACGCTCATGGATACGTTTAATGTCATGCGATTGATGTTGATCCACGAAGTTGAATTGATCGATTTTATGCGGTGGTTCGACAATCGAGTGATGACGCAAAAAGCCGCGATAGTTGAATCGCAAAAGCAGAAAATAGAGCTGGTGCGTGACCTGCGGTATTTCGCGCGGAGGTGCCCTGACTGTGGCGGGATGCTCAATATCGCACCGGTCAATACGATGCCCTGCAACCAGGTCGGCGGCGGTTATCAGTCCTCATGGTATTGCCCATCTTTGATGGCGTGCGGGTTCACTGAATTCTCGCAGCGCAAGCCTCAAGAGGAGCTGAAACTATATAGCCCGATTTATGCCGAATTGGTGGAGCAATACCGATCCGGGCGGCGGGACAATCCGGTTGTCGGTCGACGATATGCCGACATAAAGACTCAATCTGCGTGTAACGGGTGTGGCAAATAGGAGGAGGCATGGGCTATTCAAGTTTTTACGAAACTTATCAGCAAGGCAGCGGCGGCAGCTCGTATGGAAGCGATTCCGGCCATGGCTCAGCAAGCGCATCAAGTGCCAGCAGCGCTAAAGATGACCCGTACGGCATGAGAGGCGACACGCGGCGCTCTGGACCCTTGATGACCAACAACGATTGGACCTGGGCCTATGGTTCCCCGTCGGATTTCAAAAAAAGCAGCAGCGGCAGAACCGCATCGCGGTCCGGCGGCGGCAGCAGCAGCGGCGGCGGGTTTAAGAGCTCCACCACGGTGCAGCGGCTGAGATTTACCGAGGAGGCTCCCTCGATGCCGGACACCCCCGAACTCAAGATGCCCGAGATCGACAAGCGGCGCATCCGCGCGCTGACCCAGCAGGGGGCGGCCCCGGCCGTGCGCATGCTGCGCGAGGGCCTGCAGGGGGCGATGAACGTCCACACCGACAACCCCAACGTCCGCCGCATGACGATCCGCGAGGCCCTCCAGGGCTACGGGACCGGGCTTGAAAAGGCCATGTCGGGCGCCGGCGCCCAGGCGCGCTCCGAGCACATGCAGGAGCTCAACCTCAAAAAAGAAGAAGCCATGGCCAACTGGAGAGCGAACTATGAAAAAATCATGGCCGACTATAAAAACCGCTGGGAAAAATACTTGCAGAGCGCCGAAAAGATCACGCAAACCGACAGCAGCGAATCGGCTACCGGCGGAGTGCCCATGGTGGTGCGGCTCAACGCATGGGGCGCCCGCGAGATCGGCCCGAGTTTCCAGGCCGGCTACAACATGAAACGGGGCCGTGATCCGATGTACGGGATAAACTCCCCTGCATATCGCTATTGGTAGGAGACAGCCATGAAGCTGCGCGAAAACTTTGAAGCAGGCGGCGAGGAGATGGTCGGAGCCCCACAGAACCCCGGGGAGTGGGCGGTCTCGGTTGTCCCCGGCAGCGGACTGCCGGCGGACCAGGTGGAGCTGCGGGACACCAACGTCAAGGCCTACGTGCACAACCCGGACCTCGCCCGCATGGAGCAGGAGAACGCGCTCGCTCGTTGGGGCGGCAAGGCGATCGACGGCAGCTATCTGGACGAGGGGACCGGCAAGGTGGTGCATCCTACCCCTGCAGGAGGGCCGCCCGATAAATCGAACGCCCCGTATGGCCAGCCGCGGGCGGGTCAAATAACGCCCGAATACAACCGCCGCGAATTCGAGCGGTCGGTTTTCAACCAGATCGGCGGCAACCCCTTTGAAATCGACGTGATAAAGGAAGTCGACAAAGCGACCGCCACGGACTTGCCCTATTTGTTTCGCAACGTTTTCGGCGGCCGGCTGATTTGGGAAGACCGCAACCGGATGGACGAAAAGCAGCGGCAGTTTTGGGACAACGAGGTGAAGAAATATCGCGCCTACGTCAAGGAGCGGGTTGAAAGCGACAAGAAGACCAAGATCGATCTCTACAACCAGATGACCAAGATGTTTGACAACGAGCAGAAGGAGCACGAGGCCGCGGCCAAGAAAGTAGCCGAGCGCGAGAAGCAGTGGCGGGAGCGCTACGAAAAAGACCAGGAAAAGCAATCCAAGGCAAATAACGAACTGCTGCGCACCCAGCGCGAAATGGCCACGGCCGAACGCAACATCCTTAAGGATATGAACTCCATTGCAAAGGGCGATGGCGGCAAGATCACCCCCGAGCAGTCGCAAATGCTGCAGCTGCTGGGCCAGCAGCTCAAGGAGCTTTACCAGCAAAAGCATGCCTACCTGATGGCAAACGACCCGGGCTATCGCACCAAGCAGGAGAAAGAAGAACGCGCGAGGCAATCAGACACCGAACAGAACCGGATCGAGACCAGCCGGCCCATGCCCGCCGATCCCGGCGCGAAGGGAAAGCCGGCCGGCAAGGAAGGCGAAAAGACCGCCAAGGTTTCGGGGTTCAACGTCAAGGTCGGACCGGAAGGCCCGCCGCTTGAAATCCGCAAGCTCCGCGACGGCACGCTGGTGGGCCGATACGCCGACGGCACGAAACGGATTGTGGAAGAGGCCGAGGTTTCGGAATGAACCAGGATGAGCTCGAAAGATTGTGGGACGAGGCGGAGCCCCCGGACGAGGCCGAGTTCCAGGATTGGTATGGCAAGTGGTCCGCGATCGCCGGGCTGGATCCCGACCCGTATCATCCCGACCACCACTATGATTATCGCTCCGCGTTTCGCGCCGGCGCCGAGCCCGAGCGCAACGAGGAGGGAGTCTACAAATGGCCGAGCCAGTTCAAAGCCGATGACAGCCCCGAGCGCTACGTCGGCAACTATGACACCAAGACCGGCAAGGATCTCGATGCCCTGTGGGAGCAGGCCGTCGCCGACACGCAGACCTCCGACGCGCTTGCGACCGCGATGGCCGCCGAGAGCCCCGAAGGGTTTGCTGCAGGCGAGGACGCCGGGGAGATCGGTAAGGTTTTCCAGATCATCAAAGGGATGGGCATATCGGGGATCCAAGGGATCGGCGATCTCGCTATGGCCGCGGCGGGGTTTAGCAACCAGGCCCGCCGGAACCTGGAGAAGTTCGACACCGACGCGGAGTTGGAAAAAGAGTACCAGCGCCGGGTCGAGCGCGCCCGCCAGTATGGCCACCCGATGCCCGAGCGCTTCGATACCGAGGAGCAGAAGGCCCTGCGTCAATCCTACGTGGAGGACGCCGGCAAGTCCTGGGCCGAGGCCGCCGAGAGCCTGCAGGCGTTTACCCGATCGCTGCCGGAGGCCGAGGACGTCTACGGGGACGACCGGCCGGTAGCGAAGTGGTTGGAGGAGGCCGTCAAGGGATTCGCCCGGTTCGCGCCGACCATGGGGATCACCGCCCTTGCCCCGGCCGCCGGCCTGCCGATGACCTACGCCCAAATTTTCGGGGCGAGCTACCGGGAGAAGGTCAAAAAGGGCTACGACGACCAGGTGGCCTATGACGCCGCGGCCATCGAGGCGATGCTCTCCACCCCGCTTGAGTTCGGCGGCAACCTGCTGGGGCTGAAGTTTTTCCGCGGCGCCTGGGGTGCGTTTGCGAAAAGTACGCACCTGCCCAAGAAAGTGGCCGACGTTTTGAAGCACCTGATATTTTCGGGCGCCGGCGAGGGCGTTGAGGAATACCTGCAGCAATACCCGGAGGAGCTCTCCGAGATTTACGCCAAGAACCCCGACGCATCCGCCGAGGAGATCGCCAAAAAGGCAATTGAGGTTTACGGCAGCAGCGAATTCCAGGCCAAGGCTCTCAAGGCCGCGGCCCTCGGGGCGACCGGCGGCGTTATGCTCGCCGGCGTGGGGGGCGCTGCCGGCATGCTGCGCGGTAAGGACATTGTCCAGGAGCATGTGGACACCATCCAGAAGGCCCTCGAAGCCGGGGTGATGAAGCCGGCCGATCTCAAAGCCATGATCGAGGAGATGGAGGAAGGCCCCCTGCGCGAGGGGCTCGAGGGGATCTACACGGAAGGCCAGGAGAAAGGCGCGAAGGCGGCATTCACCGCCGCGGGCGCAGAAGACCTCCAGGCCCTGACCGGCTACCTGAAAAAGCACCTGGAGGAAGGTGCCGAGATCAAGGTTTCGGCGTCGGCGCCCACCGAGGTCGCGGCGAGCGTGCAGCGGGTGGGCGAGGCCTTCGGCCGCAAGGTGCGCTTTTTCGACGCCGCGGGGGCCGCCGACAACTTGAACGGGGTTTACGACGAGACCTCGGATACCATTTTCGTCAACGCCCGGGCGGCCGATCCCTATCTCACCGTGCTCGGCCACGAGACCCTGCACAGCCTGAAGGCCAAGGCGCCGGACCTCTACGAAAAGCTCTCCGCGGTGGCGCAGGCCTCCGAGGGCGCGCAGGCCTGGCTGGACGTCTTAAACGAGGGCCGCCAGGCGATCAATCTCAAACCCCTCGCCCTCGAGGAGGCCCTCGCGCGGGAGGAGCTGCTCGCCGATTTCGCCGGCCAGCAATTCAGCAACGAGCAGTTCTGGCAGAAACTCAACGAAGAGGATCCCAAGCTCGCCGGCAGCCTTGCCGACATCGTCCACAAGCTGGTCGAGAAGATCCGCGAGGTCATGGCGCGGTTAGGCGGACGGGCCGATCCCCAGCTGGTGAAAAACCTGGATGAGACCCAGGCGGCGCTCGCCAAGGTCTTCAAGGAGTTCAGAGCCCGGGAGGTGACCGACGCGACCGCGGTGCCGGTACAACCAAAAGAAAAGAGCGTCCTGCAGAAGGGGCTTGAAGCCGTCGGCGAGGCCCTCGGACCCAAGGCGGCCGAGGCCAAGATGGTCACCAAGAGCGCACCGGCCAAGACGCGGCGGACCGAGATCACCGAGGAGGAATGGGAGGCGGCCGAACGGATCGAGGCTGAGCTTCAGCCCACTGAAACACAGCCGAAACCGGAGGCGCAGCCGGCCGCGAAAACGCCCCAAGAGGAATTCGACGAGCTCTGGAAAACGCTCACCCCTGAGCAGAAGCAGCGGCTGGCGGACGTGCCGGGCGACGATGAGATCGACTACCCCTCCAAAATCCAGATGGTCCGGGCGGAGCTCGCCACCAAGCGGCCGGAGAGGCCCAAGGTTAAACGCAAGGACATGGCTGCCAGTGTCCGTACCGGGGAGCGGGTCACGACGCTCCGCGGGCGCATCCGGGCCATGGGGGGCATAAATTTCCTCAATTTCAAGGGCGAACTGAAGGACATGCCCTCGGTCAAGATCGCCTTATCCCGCAAAGGCGGAGAAAAGATCGACCGGGCCGAGGACATCCTCCGCGAGGAGGGCTGGCTCGGTCCCGAGGAATCCCTGCTGGATGTGCTGCGGGTGCCCGGGGCCATGCGCCGCGGCCGGGTCATGCGCGAGGGCGAGCGCGAAAAGCTGCCGACCTTCCAGACCGATCAGGAGCGCCGGCTGCAGCACGAGATGGATTGGGAGGCCGAGGCGCCGCCGGAGGGGGCCTACCGGACGGTCCGCGCCCAGGATCTGCCCGAGGGCAAGCAGCTGGTCATCCTGGATGGCAAGTCGGCCCGGGGCTGGGACGTCTACCACGTCGTCGAAAGCGATCCTTTCGGGGTCGTCCTGCAGGACGGCGAGACGGTCAACCTCGGCCCGAACGACCTGGTCGAGGTGATGGACGCCGAGCCGGCGCAGATGAAAGCGTCGGTCAAAACCGATACGCCGGAATTCAAAAAATGGTTTGGCAAGTCGACGGTGGTCGATGAGAACGGTCAGCCCGTTCCGGTCTATCATACCACGTTTTTTGAATTCGATCAGTTCCGCCGGCGCAGAAGCGATATCGGGATCCACTTCGGCACTGCAGGCCAGGCCGAGGACCGGTTCGAATTCAAGCGCAGACTTGGCAATGTGAAGGGTGCCTATGCCGGAGCAGAGGAAGGCGGGCGCACCATTCCGGTTTACATCCGCCTGACCAACCCGCTGCGCACGAATGATCCCGGATGGTGGGATTACGACAACGTCAAATCAATCTTGAAGTCTACGCCAGAATTCAAAGATGTTGATTTAAAGCAATACCGGACATTGGCACAACTGCGCGACATGCTCGAACAGCGCGGCTATGACGGGTTTGTCTATAAGAATTCGGGCGAGGTTTCCGGCAGCGCCGCGTTATTCAAAGCGGCCCGGGATGCGTATGAAGCGATCCCCAAAAAACATAAAAATTCTTTGTCTTTAGATGAGCAAAAAACATCGGAGTACAAGGAGTACGAACGCTTGCAGGCTGAATATGAGGCTTACGTCGCTGCCAACGGCGAAGACTCTTATGTCGTCTTTCGGCCGGAGCAGATCAAGTCGGTTTTCAACGCCGGGCCGTTCGACGCCCGCAGCAAGAATATCCTGGCATCCATGAAGCGCGGACCCGGCCAGGTCACGGTCTCGAACCAGGCGGCCTGGATTGCCGAGAACCGCAACCGCATGCTGCCCGAGATCGAGGTCGAAGTATCCGCGCTCGATGAAGAGGGCAAGGCTTACAAGATCAAAGAGAAAGCGGACGTCGCGGTGAGAGAGCTCACGCGCCAGAAAAATTTTGCAGAGAGGTTGCTCGAATGCCTAGAATCCTGACCCAGGAGGAGCTCTCCCGGGCCGTCATCGTGTCCGAGGGCAAACCGCGGACCCCTCGCAAGGCCGCGGCCGGCGTCAAGATCGAGGACGTGCTCGACCAGGTGGGCCAGGCCATCAAGCACCTGGTGGACCTGCACGTCGCCACCCAGCGCATGATCGACCGGCAGCGTTCGCCCGGGGTCGAGACGATCTCCGACGTGCTCGAGCGGCTCGCCACCATCCAGCTGCAGGTCGCGGCGACCCTCTCCAGCCTGGCCGAGGAACGCATCGCCCCCCCGGCCACGCAAAATATCACCGTGCTCCATCCCCGGGATGACCGGGAGATCACCTATGAGATCGTCCGCGACGGCTACGGCAACATCGTTCGGGTGAAGAGATCGATCGCATGACGCCCACCAAGATCATCCTGCACCATTCGGCCACCAAGGACGGGCTCACCGTCAGCTGGAACGCCATCCGGCGCTACCACATGGGCGAGTGCGCCTGGAACGACATCGGCTATCACTTCGGCATCGAGCTCCTGCCGGACCAGGGCTACGCCGCCGGCAGCTACGAGGTGCTGATGGGCCGCATGCCGGATGAGCCCGGCGCGCACACGCGGGACCACAACCAGGACAGCCTGGGGGTGTGCTTCGTCGGCAACTTCGACGCGGCTCCGCCGCACACCAGCCAGCTCCTGCGCGGGGTCGAGCTCTGCACCTGGCTGTGCCATGCATTCGGCCTGCTGCCGCGGGACATCTACGGGCACCGGGAATTTGCCAACAAAACCTGCCCAGGCACGGCGTTCAACCTGGAAACTTTTCGGCTGATGGTGGCCCGCCGAATGGGCCTTCCGTACGTGTGAGGCTTTGGCATGGCTGAAAATCGTGACCTGACCGTAGCCAAACCCGCCGCCGCGAAAGTCGGCATCCTGTTTGCGACGCCGTGCTATGGCGGCTGGATACACAGCTACACGGCGAACTCGATCTTCTCGGCCGGCAAGCTGCTCGCCGGCCATGGGATTGCAAGTGAGATCCTCACCCCGTCGAACGAGAGCAACCTGCCGGTGACGCGCAACCACATCGCAACGAGTTTTTTGGACCTCGGCTACACGCACCTGATGTGCATCGACGCCGATATCCAGTTCGCGCCGGCGGACGTGCTCAAGCTGCTCGACATGCGCGTCGATTTTGCCTGCGGGGCATACTCGTACAAAAACATCACGGGCAAGCTCTGTTTCGAACCATGCGATGAAACGACCGCGGAATCGATCACGGAGATAATGCAGGTCGGTGCCGGGTTTCAGCTGTTGACCAGGGAGCTCTTTCTGCAACTGGCGCCCCACACCGAGCCAGTCTACAGCATTTGGCCCAACCGGCTCATCCCCGATTTCTACTCGCCGATCAAAAAAAATCACCACCAATACCCGGAGGACGTTTCCTTCTGCATCAGGTGGCGCAATTTCGGCGGGAAAATCTGGCTGAACCGCAACATCAAACTTGGCCACTATGGCGGCTATTCGTACAAGGTGACAAATGGCCTACATCGTTGATTACGCGGTAACGATTTATACAGCCGCCACGGCAAGCATGGTCATGCAGATGCCCGCACACCAGGCGGGTGATCTGCTGGTCGCCTGTCTTAACAAAGATACCAACAGCGCCTTCACCACGCCCGCCGGCTGGTACGCGGCGACCACCGTGCTGAGCACCGGCGCCGCCAACGGCATTTACACCAAGCGGGCCGCGAGCTCGAGCGAAACCGTCACCTTCACATTGACCTCGGAAACCTGCATCGGGGTTGTGATCGCCATCCGCGGGCAATATTGGGATGGCTCGACCACGAATGGCTCAGATGCAATCGATCAAGCGGTTTCGACAGGCGCCGACGATAGTTCTCTTCCGTTTACCGGGGCATCCGTTACCACCACGCAAAACAACGAGCTTGTTATCCATATGGTTGGCGGAGATGCGGTTTACGGGCTTTTCTGCCTGCCTGGGATCGTGCAGCTTTTCGGTGGCGACACCGGGGCAAACTCGATTGCGGTCGGCTACACGTTTCAGAAAACAGCCGGCGCATGCTATACGCCTACGGTATTTTCAGGGTCCGCTGCGGATGACACGCGAGGGCTTTCAGTTTCAATCAAGGACGACACCAACAACACGGCTGTATCGCCCTATGTCGGAAACGCAACCGCAGGGGCGACCCTCTTGGGCGTTCTCAACAACAACGTGTCGGGCGTCAATCTGGGGTCGCTTAAAACCGCCGCTCCTTTAGACATAACGACGGTCGGGGCCAAGACTCTTACCTACATTGCTTATACAACCAACACCGCAGACGTTGGGTACAACCCGTTCCACGGTGTGGTGCGGTTCAACGCGACATCTTCAACAAGCACGCTCTACGGACAGGAGCTTACCTTCACTTCCGCCGTTGATATGACGGCCGGGGCCGGGGTGATCTTCGGAATGTGGCAGTTTACATCTCCGCGGGACTACCTGGATGTAGGACTTTCAAATACCGGAGGGGTGCTGATCGGCATCGCCGACGCCGACAATGACTACAAGTTCTGGTGCATCGGCGGGCAGCTTTCGAAAACCACCTCGCCGTGGAATATGCAAAATTTTGCCGTTCAAGTGAACGGCACGAGCGACACCACTTATGCCGCGAGCGGGACGCTCGCCTACAATGCGATCAACGATATCTATTGGGCGGCGCAGGCCTACTTCGGGGCGACGCAGCTGGATTTCTCGCAGCTGTGGCTCTTGAACCAAACGCAGATCCTCGGCGGCACCTCGGGCGTCCCGCTTGAGTTTTTGGACATCGAAAGGGCCGCCAACTACGGCACCGGCGGGATCCCGATTTTTCAACGCACGGGTTCAGCTGCGGTGCTCTGGTCGCGCTTCCAGTTCGGCGGGGCGGACGCGAGCCACTTCCTGGTGGACCTGCGCACCTTCCAATACCCGCGCAAGGCCGACGAAGCAAACTACCTTGATTTCCACGTCGACAACAACCACCTGGGAATCGAGTTCTACGGGCTGAGCGGCGACACAATCAAGTTTACCAACTGCGTGTTTACTTCCGAGTCGTCCTACTACTGGAGATTCAACAGCAGTCACAATGCCGGCGCAACGCTCGACTTCAGCGGCACGACAGTCGTCAATGCGACCGTCACGCTCAGAAGCACCGTCGGGTTGACCAGCGTCAACTTTATCAGCTGCCCGACCTTTACGCTCAATAGCGCGGTGCTGACGGACTGCCGTTTCAAGAGCACCAAAGTATCGGCGGACTCCCCGGCGGACGCGGCCGACATCATTCGGGGCACTTTTATTTCCGGCGGCACCGGGCACGCCATCGAGATCGGCGGATCGGCGGCGGATTTCTCGCTCAACGGCTGCCAGTTCAGCGGCTACGCGGCAAGCAACGGCAGCACTGGCAATGAGGCGATTTACATTAACATCGCATCCGGCAGCATGACGATCTCCATCACCGGCGGTGGCTCCACCCCCAGCATCCGCACGGCCGGCGCCACCGTGACCGTGGTCAACGCCCGCAACCTGACCCTTTCGCCGATCGTCTCCGGCAGCGACGTGGTGATCTACGCGGCCGGCACCACCACGGTGATCGAGTCCTCGCAGGACATCGCCGGCACGTCCTACGTCTACGATTACCCGGCGAGCGAGGCGGGCAATTTGATCGACATTGGTGTTTTCAAGGCGGGCTATGTGCCGTTCTATATTCGCGCCTACACCAAGAGCAACGCGGACGCGAGTGTGCCGATTTCACAGGTAGTTGACCGATTCTATATTGCTTAGGAGGGTTTAAAAATTGGCAAAAATTACTGATCCCGATGATCTCAATGTTGGCACCGAGCTGACTATGGATACGGGCGCAAAGACGTTCACGCTGAACGTGGCAGGAAATTTGGTCGCCAAAGACGGCGTTAGCGGGAACGCCCTTTGGGCCAAATTCATTGACCTTTGGTCCAGCGGCACGACGTATCAGCCGTTCGATTTTCCGATGAACGTCCTCGACGCCCGGTCCGGTCAGTACGTTTTCGGCCAGGATCCTGGCGGAAAATATACCGGGTGGAAACCGAGCAATGACGCGACCCGGCAGATGATCCGCGATGCCGGCTGGAGCGAGTACAGTGTGGCCGGGGTGCTGAACCGCCAGTACGTCGGCATGGTCGCGCTGGCATCGGGTTTTCCCAGCGGGGCGCAGTTCTATTACCAGCGCACCAGCACAGGGTCCAAAGCAAACTTTACCTTCACCGACGCGCCGAACGAGGCGATCCAGGTCTACGGGGATGCGAGCAACGGCAATTTCGACGAGCGCGCTTTTTTCAAAATGTTTTGCCGGGAATACCAATACCTCTACGATGAAAAGGTCTTGGGGGACGTCGGCGAAACCGGGACGGGCGCCTACAAGGTCGCGCTGCCGATCGCGGTGGGGCTGGATCTCAACATCGAGGACACCGACGTCAACGTCGCGGCCAACTCGCCCTACACGCAAATCAACGCAAAATACTTCGGGCAGGCGTTTACCCGCGACATCGACTCCACCACTTCGCGCAGTTTCGGCATCGTGATCGACGTCGGCACCAACTCCGGCGTGGACGGCTCAGCCCCCGGTGGGGCGTCGGTGCTGACGAGTGCGGGCAGCGCCATGACCGTCAACGAGTTTGCCGGCGGCGTCCTCACCATCTACGAAGGGACCGATAAAAACGCCACCTTCCCGATCGTGTCCAACACGGCCACCACCATCACAGTCACCGGCACGATCGCCAGCGGGTCGAACCTGTCCTTCACGGCGCAACGGGCAACGCCTGTCTCGGCAACCCTAAAAGAGATCTACACCAAGATCCAGTACCTGCTGCGGCAAAACTCCAACATCAACGCGGTGTCCGGGAGCGTGACCGGGGCCACGGCCGGGCTGTTGCTCAACTTCGTCGGCGATTCGCTCAAGTGCGGGTTCTACACGCCGACCAACCCCAACGGCGGCGGGACCGGCGTGCTGGTGCAGGGGATCCGGGCGGCCGATCTTAACAGCATCGTTTTTTGGGACAACACGGGAACCTCGCGCGAGTACCCCTACGCTTCAGCGGGCAACCTCAATTTCAGCGCCAACCTGGTGGGCGGTTATTACCGGGCGTTTTTCACCACACTGCCCGGCGCCGGCAACGATTATGGCGAGTCCGGGGCCGTGACGGTGGACGACAAGGACGCCGTGGACATCGCCGGGACGATCAGCGCCGCACAGATCGCGTTTACCTTCGACTATTCGAATAACAACCAGGGCGGCCGGACCCCCGGCACCGACGCGGAGGTCACGGTCGTGGCCGGCAACCCCGGCAGCGCGAAGCCGGTTGTGGCCACCGGGACCATCAACCAAAGCAAATCGATTTCGATCACGCTGACGGCCGAGACCGATCGCGCCTATCTGGCGTAAGGAGGACCGCTTGAAGAAAACGATCGTCGCATTTCTACTGGCCGCAAGCGCCACCTCAGTTATGGCGCTGCAGAGCGGGTTTGTCCCATGCATCGAAGAGGCCGGCCGGCTGCACTGCTTCGAGGGCGAGTTCACGCCGTTGTGGAATTCGCTTTGCCCGCGCTGCTGGATTGATCAGGGCGCGCCGGTAGTCGTCTCGCCCAGCGCAGCCAATGCGTTCGATAGCTGCGCGCGCTGCCACCCGGGGTCAACCAAAAAGGTGATCGCTTTATGGCAAACCAAGTACCATCAAAAACACGCCGATCGCTCGGTACCGTGCAGCGCATGCCATAAAGTTTGAGGGGTTATGGGATACTCCTTCGACGGCAGCAGCAAGGTCATAACCCTGACGGCCGGTACGACCACGATGTCGGTCCGGGACGTGTGGAGCCGGTGGGTGGACTGGATTGCGCTGTCCGACAACGCGAAATACCCGCCGGCTTTTTTGGCCGTCGGCGGCGATGACATCGATCCGGGCGCCGGCACCAAGATTCCGGTTTATGCCTACTTGATCAACGGTTGGCGGATCAAACCCCAGGAAGCCGATCACACGTTAGCCGTCACCGACGGCGTTATCTTGGTGAGCGGAGGCGGCGATCCGTTCATCAACACAACCGGCGACTATGTGATCCGGGTCAACTATCAACAGCCGGTCCAGGCGATCGCTTTTTCGACCTCGGGCGGCGAGGCCCCGAGCGCCGCTGAAGTCGCCGATGCCGTTTGGTCGGAGGTGCTGATCGGCAGCACAATCACGGCCGCGCAGCTCATGCAGGTGATCAGCGCGGCGCTCGCCGGCCAACTCTCCGGGGCCGGCACCTCGCTCATCAAGATCCGCGACCTGGAGGATTCCAAAGACCTAATCACCGCCGCGGTGGATGCGGGCGGCAACAGGCTGACAGTGACACTCGATCTCTAAATGTTTCCCCGAAACTATTTTCCAGCGAATTATTTCGCCCCCGCGTATTTCCCGCCCGTAGGCGAGGAAGCCGCGGAGGAAAAGCCGAGGGACGCGCTTGCCCTCGGCGTGGATGTCGAGCCCGGGCCGCTGCGCGAACGCCTGCGGCGCGAGGACAACGAGATTGTCGACATCATCGTGTTGATCAGTGAGGAGGAGTAATGGGCACCCTGAAAAAATGCCTGGAACGGCACAAGCTGGGCAAGCATGAGAAGGCGATCATCAACGGCATGGTGGAGGATCTCCGCGACGAAGAGGGCCTCTCCGCGCAGAAAGCCGCGGTCGAGGCGGTCAAGGAGTTCCGCCTGCAGGTCGAGGACGACCTCGCCGACATCGAGGCCCAAATCACGCGCAAGCTCGAGCAGGACTACCAGGGCACCGGGGCGAGCGCGTTCAACCGCTGGTTCGGCAAAAGTAAGGCGGTGGACGCACAGGGCCGGCCCAAGATTCTCTATCACGGGACCACCTACCCGGTAGACTTCGATGCGTTCGACACTGATCCGCAGCCAGCCGACGTCAACGAGGACCGGCCCGAGCGCGCCAGCGGCGCCGATCCCACGGCCTTCCTCGGCGCGCATTTTGCCGAGACGCCCCTGGTCGCCAATCAGTTCGCCCGGGGCATCTACGGGCGCAAGGATGACAAGGAAACCGGCCGGGTCTATCCGGTCTACCTGTCCATCGAGCGGCCGCTGGTCACAACCGAGAAGGAGCTCCAACAGGCCATGCGGTCGATACCGACGACCCACTATGCCCTCGAGGAGTACGTGGAGGACACGCCGACGTGGTTGCTGAATTCCCGTTACAAGGTCGAGGACACTGAAGGATTTTGGGACCGGTACGACAAAGACCCCGAATTCCGGCGGGAGGTCTACGAGGATGTCTACACTTACATCGGCGACCGGTACGACGACGCGGGACCGGTCCAGCAGGAGCTCGCCCACGACATCGCGACGGCCTGGAAAGAAGACCTGATCGACCAGGGCTATGACGGCATCCAGTATGAAAACGATGTGGAGGGCGGCATCAGCTGGGTGGCGTTCTACCCCTGGCAGATCAAGAGCCGGTTCAACCTGGCGCCCTCGAAAGACAAGCCGCAGCTGCTGGCGTCCATGAAGAAACGGCCGGATGAAGAGCACCTCAAGCGGCTGCCGAAGGGCGTTGCCGACCAGGTGCGGAAGGATGCCCCGCTCAACCCCAAGGTGGCAGACCTGGTCGTCGCCCTTAACGAGGCCGGGTTTAAAACTGCTCTATCCGGCGACTTATACGGAGACAAGCTGGTCTATGTCGACTTGGAAGGAACCATGAAAATGGAGCAGCTACTCTTTTTGGCCAGCCGTGCCGGAATGGAATGGCCGAAAGATTGGCAGGTCATGGTTAGGGACATAAACGTCACCGAAAACCGAGTCCTTGGGGTTCCTATCCGCGACGAAATTAAAGCAGTCGTCCGCAATATCGAGGCCCACACTCCGCATACCCGCATTGCCAAGGCCGGCACATCGGTTTCTGAGGAAGAAATCAAGGCGCTGGTCGGCGCCCTTAAAAAGAGCCTGAATAAACCCGGCGCGCCAAAGCTCTCGGTCAAGACGGGCGTCCCCGTTTTCGCCACCACCCAGGAGGCATGGGAATTCGGGAAGAAGGCCACGGCCGACCAGGTCGCGGCCATGCGCCGGCTGCGCGAAGAAATCCTGGCGGCCAATGCTGCGCTCGGGGCGTCTGAAACTTTGTCCGACGACGCCCTGCAAACGCTGATGCTTTCCGGCTACCAGGCGCAGCTGCTGCGCGAGGCGATCGAGGCCTCCGAGGGCCGACTCGATGAGCAGATGATCAAGACCGCGGCGTGGGTCAACCGCAGCTCCGACGACGAAGGGCGGTTCTCGGTCAAAAACGTCCTGGCCTGGCCGGATGGTTTCCCGCGGGCCGTCATCCATACAACCACGCCGATGATGCAGCGGCACACGGATTATCGCGCCGCGAAAGACGACGGCGACTACGCCGCGGCGCAGCGGCTGGTGAAAGACCTGGTCAAGGTCGACCGGGCCAAAGAGATCGGCCGGCGCTACCCCGGGGCTATCCTGGTGCCGGTGATCGAATGGGAGGCGGCCAACAAGGAAGGGCGGGTCAACATGATCCCGCTCGCCTACGCCTTCCGCCTGGCCGAGCTCACCGGACTCGATCTGACCACCGATATCGTCAATATGTCCAAGGGCGAGCGCACCGGCAAAGACGCCATGGCGCGCATCCTTTTCCGGCCGGCGTTTATCGGAGCGGTGGCGCCCAACCGCGACTACATCCTGGTCGATGATGCGATCACGCAGGGCGGCACCATGGCCGAGCTCCGGCACTTCATTGACAATGCCGGCGGCACGGTGGTATTATCTACGTCACTCACCGCTCAAAAAGATTCCACCCAAATCGCGCCGCGGGAGGGTACCCTTGCAGAACTACAGAAAAAGTTTGACCCGGAAAAAGCGCGGCAAATTCTCGCAGATTTCGACATCGCCGGCGACCTCGCCGCTCTCACGGAAGGAGAGGCTAAGTATCTTGCTAAGTTCGCGTCGCTTGAATCCTTTGCAGGCAAAGCAGATGAGCGACTACGTGCAGAGCGCGGCGAGCTTCCTAGCAAAGAAACACGCTCCGACGGGTTAATCGACGAGGCCGACACCTACCTCGCCCCACCGGCTGCATTCAGCGTCAAAAAGTCTTCTGAGCCTTCCAAGAAAAAAGCCAAGCAACAAGAGATCCAGTTCACCGATCTGCCCGCCTACGCGACGATCGAAGGGGCGGAGCCCCTGCCCGAAGTTAAAACCGAGCTCACCGCCCTGCAGGGGATCCGCGTGCAGACAACGGGCTACATCGCCGCGGCCGGCAACATCGCGCGCGATGCCGATGACGTCGCAAGCGCCATCGCCGCCATCCGCAAAAGCGCGCAGGAGCATGCCTTCATGGTGGTGACCGGGGAAGACGGCACCATCCTCGAAATCCACCGGCATACCAAGGGCACCAAGGGCGCAGCCAATATCCACACAATCGAGATGATCGGACGCGCGGCCCGGATCCCCGGGGCGTTTAAAGTCTACTTCGTTCACAATCATCCCTCCGGGCATCCGTTGCCCAGCGGCGCCGATGTCAACGTCGCCGAGCGCGGGTTCATCCTGGCCGAGCAAGCCGGGCTGCAGTACCAGGCGCTGATCATAGCGCGTACCTCCTGGGGCACCGTCAACCCGGTCGGCAACTACATGACGGGTGTGACGTATCCGATCCGGCCGACCGTCCGCAAAACCCTGCTGCCCGTTAAAGAGCGCTATCTGGTCAAACCCGTATTGGCCAAAACCCAAAAAATGAACGGTCCGGCAGACCTTGTCGAATATCTGAAAAACAATGACTTGATGTACAAGACCGGCGTGCTGTTTGCGAACGCGCAGAATCAAGCGGTGGGATTTTTGCGCATCGAGCCGTCGAGCGGCCCCCAGGCGGCGACCGAAATCATAAAGGCGGCCGAGTATACCAACGCGGTCGTGGCATTCATTAACGTGACCGACGCCAACGAAACCGAGCGGACCCGGTCGTTTTTTTTAAGAGTGACCGCGCTGACCGGTCAAGATTTAATGTGGTTAGACGTGGTCGTGCGCGGCACGTCTCAGAGCACAATCTCCGGTGCAGCCAAGGACCGGTGGATCGCCGAGCCGTCTCAGGACTTGGAAGAAACCTCGCAGATGCTGAAATCCGCGCAGATTACCACCAAGCACATGGAGGCCAAGTTCAGCGTGCGCCGGTCGGACATCCGCCGGGCAATGGAGCGTGGGCTTTTCAACGTCCAGGATCTCGCCATTTCGCGCGACCTGGAGGAGCTGACCGCGATCGACGAGGAGCTCAGGCTCACCCGCACCGGCCAGCCGCAAGGCAACGCGATCGCAATCAACAACCGCCTGCAGGAGCGGCCCTACCTGCGCGACCGGATCCGCGCCATCCAGGCGCGCACCCACGTCCCGATGCTCGATGCCGACGGCAACCTGCTCGCGCATCCGATGGAGATGACGACCGTCACCAACATCCCCGGGCCGACCGCCTCGCAGTTTTATCCGATCGGCGGCCAGCGCCCGCGGCTGATCGGCGGCCTGCGCACGCTGACGCAGACCTACCTCGACAACATGCACGAGACGGCGCGCGAGCACTTCCGCAAGGCCATCGTCAAATCAATCGAGATGGCCTACGAAGGCAACGTGCCGGCCGGCCGCTCTGAGCTGGGCACCTCGATCAAGGCCCTCGGGACCAAGCAGCGCCCCGACAAGGGCTTCGCCCTCGCGCGCCCGCTGAAACGCTCTCACAAAACTTATGCGGCGCTCAACATCAACACCATGTGCCCGATGCTGATCGTTGGCTGCCACGGGTGCTATATCGACGGCTGCTACATGATCGGCACCATGGAGAACGGGCGCGCGATCAATTTCTACCGGTCGGCCATGTACACCGCTGAGCTACTGCAGATCTCCGACGCCGAGGTCCGCAAGTTGACTGCCACCGGCGGGCTGCGGGTAAACGGCATGGGCGATCTCACCTGGTCCGAGCGGTTCCAAATGGAGGACATTGTCCGGCATGCGCACATGCGCGGGCTGCCGCTCAAGATCATTACCAAGCAGGACGACACGATCAAGATCATGCAATGGCTGATCAAAAACAAAGTCCCGGGGGCTCGCGAGGTGATCGTCCAGCCGAGCATCGACCCGTACTGGATCGAAGTGAGCCAACAGGACAACCTGCCGGGGTCGGCGATGAAGGCGACGCAGGTCATCGACATGATCAATGCGGGAAAGCTGGAGCCGGCCGCCAAATTCATCCGCGAAGAGATGGGATGCGAGGCCAGGGTGATCAACGGCCGCGTGTGGCGCAAGTACGGCTGGAGCTGGGACCAGCTGAAGAAAGCCTCCAAGAAATACCCCGACGTGCGCATCCTGCCGCGGGGGGTCGTCAGCACGGCCAAGGAGATCGCCGAATACGCGCTCCACACGCCCGAGGTGCTGCAGACCTGGATGCACGCGGTGATGCGGCCGGGCATGTGGAGCGAGGTCGAGGGCAAGGATGTTTCGGATGTGGCGCTCAATTTCCGCGACCCGATCGCCATCCGCAAGGTGGACGGCGAATGGCGGATCCTGCGGCAGCTCGAGCGCGGGACGGACCAGGTCGGCGAAGGGACCGATTACACGAAGGTCGAAAGATACATCAAGGAAAATTACACCAAGGCGCAGCAGGAAAAGATTTTCAGCGTCCTGTCCGGCCAGTTGGCAAAAGATGAATCGAGCCTGTGCTGCGCCGCCGGCGCCAGCCTGGATGCGTGCTTTGACTGCCAGAGCTCGTGCAACCATGGAAGTTACTACACCGGCGCTGAGTTGCGCGATATAGCTGCCCGCGGAGTGAAACAACTCGCAAAAGGAGCGAAAAGCATCGGCAAGCGAGATCTTCTCGCCTCGGTTCGGCGTCCGGTGTGGTATTCCTCCATGGAAGAATTTCTGGCGCGCCCCGGCCAGCTGCCAAAAACCAGCACAGCCGCCAACTTCGCCAGCCTGATCAAGGGCTGGGCAAAATCAGGCAAGTTCAAGGCTGAAGAGCTCGAGTGGTCGGAGCTGCTCGAATGGCTCGATGCGCAACCGGTCGGCACTAAGGTTTCTGCAACGGACGTGATCAATGCTGCGCAACCCGTAATAATTGTAGAGAAGGAAATACGAAGCTATCAAACACAAATGCCGTTTAACCGGCAAGAATTTTTGGAGGAGTTTGAAGAAAACTATCGAGAGCAAGCGCGCGATTATTATTTTGGTGAAGGAGAATACTGGTATGAAAGAATTAGAGAAGAAAAATACATTTTATTTGAAAAAATAAAAGAAACGGAAGAAGTTAAAACGTCGACAGATGAGGACGGAGACGAAGTCGAAGTTTATACCTATACCTATGATGAAAAAACGGTGGAATTAGACGAAAAGCCTGATCATCCTGACGATTTGCTCGAAGAGTTCAATATAACCAACGAGCAGGTATTTGATATGATCCCCGAAAAAGAAATCGATGCCGGAGTCGATGAAGCCTGGGATATGTGGGGGTCAGAAGAAGCTCAAAGAGCCCTTGAAGCAGCCATAGAGGAATACAAAAGCGAAGAACAAGAACTGGACGAAGAAATCGAGCTGGAGACATCTGGCGGCGTTTGGGAGGTCATGCACGGCCGAAAAATTTACCACAGGACGTATTATGCGAACGGCATCTTCGCTGACGTATACTCCGACAAGGATGACGAGGCGTTCCACGTCGAAATTTCTGCGCTGGAAAAAAGAGGGGATTTTGATTCGCTCGAAGATGCAGAAAATTTTATTTCCCAAACGATTGCCGCAGATATAAGTAAGGGCGATGCAACCATCTACGGTGAACATCAGCTGCCAGGAGGACTTTATTATACCGAACTTTTGCTGATTCTAAAATCACCCGTGCAGGATAAGGAATTTGTAAGCACGCATTGGAATAGAAAAAAAAATGTTTTGGCGCATGTGCGTTTTAATCATCGCGAAACCGCTGACGGTGAACGAATCCTTTTTATTGAAGAAATCCAAAGTGACTGGCATCAAAAGGCTTTCAATGCGCGCCGCAAAGAAATCAAACGCATCGCCGCTGAAAAAAATATATCGATCGCCGAAGCGGCAAAACTAGTGCCCAAAGGATATTTTTATATAACAAAAGAAATTGTCGCGCGCAATGAGGAGCTGACGCGCGCCATTCAAATGCAAAGTTTAAAAAACCAAGAAATTTACCAAAATGCGGAGAAGATCAGAAACATCGCGGGATACCAAGTGAGTTTTGATTGGTACAATCCTGAAATCATAAAATATCACGAACAGAAAAATTATATTAAATCGTTAGCTGCCTACGTGCCTGAACCCAAATATTTCGAAATTCGCAAAACGGTAATGGCAAGCCAGGAATACAAAGATTTTCTGGAGCTGCAAAAACAGTACATCGACACTAGAACAATGGAGCAACCCAAATTAGATTTAATGCCGAACGCCCCGTTCAAGCAGACTTGGCCGCTGCTGGTGCTCAAGCGCATGGTGCGTTATGCCGCCGAAAATAGGTTTGACAAAATTGCCTGGACCACAGGCGAAATGCAGGTGCAGCGCTATGAGGGGGCGCTGAGAAGACGAGTGGATGAAATCCGCTGGACAAAAACTGCAGACGAAATTCATATTGAAGGATTTTGGAAAAATAAAAAAATTGTTCATACCACCGAAACAAAAATAAGCGTCAACGATGCCATCGGCAAAACGATGGGCGAGAAAATTATAGAAAGCTCTGATCAGTCTGGAGTTTTCAAAAACGAAGACATCGTAATATCTGATACGGGCATGGCCGGGTTTTATGACCGGATTTTGCCGGCCGAGGCCAACAAGTTTTTCGGGAGTGAAACGTGGGGCAAGGCGCGGGTGGGTGAAATCAATATTAACGCATATGGCTTGCAGCCTGTGATGGTTCATTCCCTTGATATCAACGACACCATGCGCCAGAAGGCCATGGGCGGGATGCCGCTTTTTTCGGTCCGGCGGGTGAGTCCGTTCTTCAGCCAGCTGATGGACGCCGTGACCGATCCCAAGCGCGGCCTGCCGGTTAGGGCCACCGCGGGGCAGATGGCCGCAAGCCTGGCCAACATGCAGAAGCAGGGGCGGTTCAAGCAGGAGGAGTTCGCCTGGGCGCTCGAGGAGTTTTTCGACGCGTACTCGAAGGACGACAAGGTCACGCGGGACGAGATCGTGGCCTACGTCAAAGCCCACACCGTGCCGGTGACCGAGTTAATCTACGGCTGGGCGGGGGATGTGCGGGACGTGGATTACGATATCGAGATTTTGGAAAATTTTCCATATCGCTGGGGGGTCAAGTGGCGCATCGATCCCGAATCGTTCGTCGGCGAAAAGCAGGCCTACACGCCGCACCCGATGATTCCCGGGGCCTTTTATTGGCTCATCATGCATGAGCGCACAAACCACATTGACCCCGCAAATAACGGTTTCTATCTGGAGGTGCGAACGAGTGTGCAGCGGGTGGATCAGCCGGCCAAATGGGTCGGGCCGTTCAAGACCGAAGACGAGGTCACCGCGTGGACCAACGAGCACTACGTCGGCGACCCGGACCGCGCCGAAACCGACGGCAGCCCCCGGTACGACCAGTACGGCATGGCCGGCGAGCGCGGCGCCAACTATCGCGAGATCGTGCTCAAGTATTCGCCCTCGGAGCATGTTGCCGTCCAGCGCGTGACGACGCGCAATGCCATGCACTCGATGCTTAAAAACGTGGGGATGCGAACGTCGGAGGCCGACCAGATGGTTTCGGTGGTAACGAGAGTAGACAGCGTCGGCGATTTTCCGGCAACGGACGCCAAACTCCGAAAGGAGCTGGGCGACGATTATGAAAAATTCATGGAGCTCCGAGCATCGTACTGGCGGCTCGGGGAGGCGATGAAAACCGGATTCTACGGGACGCACTTCAGCCCCGAGCGCGACGTGCTCTGCTGGATCCGCTTTGATGAGCGCGTGGACGACGACGGAAAAAAGGTGCTCTTCATCTACGAGATCCAGTCCGATTGGCACCAGAAGGGACAGCGGTTCGGGTACCGGCCGGCCGGCGCCGACGAAGTTGAATATCAAATCATCAAGAATGCTGCCGGCAGTTACGACGTGATCTATCTCAGCGCAGACAATAAAGTCATAGGCCGGGACGGCGGCTATGACAGCCGGATGATTGCGGAGGACGCCGCCAAGGAACGCAGAACGCTCAGAGAAAATCCCCCCGACATTCCGTTCAAACAGACCTGGCCCCTGGTCGCGCTCAAGCGCATGGCCATCTATGCGGCCGAGAATAATTTCGATCGCGTGGCCTGGGCCTCCGGGCTGCAGCAGTATGAGCAATGGGGGTCCGAGCGGTTTGTCTGGCGGAAGATCGACTACCGGGGGATGACGCCGGGTGAGGTCGTGCCGGCCAACAAAGCCTTGGCGCTCGCTCAAAGCGGCGTGCCCTTATCGCTGCGCGAGGACGATCGATTTATCAGTCTTGACCTAAAGGATGTCTCCTGGCACGCAAACCACATCGGCAGCCAGTCGCCCACCTACGACGCCCAGCAGATTGTGGTGGGCAAGCCGAGCGACGATCGCAAGCGCGTCCTGGCGCCGGCTTTCGCAGTCGAAGGCACCGAGCAGCATAGCGGGGCGATCTTCGAGCAGTTCGCCCCGGACCAGATAGAAGAGGTGATCAACAAGATCGATGGGCGCCATGTCTCGGATAAAACCGACTTGGCCGGTATTGTCAGCATCATCATGGAACGCAAGCGCCAGGAGTACAAGCACAAGTTCCCCGAATACGTGGAGCGGATCACCACGACGCTATGGGAGCGGATGCAGGCGAAGCCCGAAAACGGCGAGTACCTGCCGCGCCTGGAGGGGATGCGCAAATTTTACGATCAACGGCTGGTCACCCTGGCGAAGGATTTCTTCGGCCGGAAAATTTGGGGCGGCGCCGAGGTCCGGCCGATCAATGTGCGCGTGGCTCAAGATTTTGACATTGCGGCAGAGCTAGGCGCAGAGCCCGACTTTCCCGAGCTCGACCTGGCGAGCGACTACGCGCCGGTATTTGGGTTCGACATCTCCGAGGAAATCAAGGCGGCGGCCCTCACCCGGGGCCTGCCGCTTTTTTCGGTCAAACGCCTGGACCCGGTTTCGCGGGTTTACCTGGACGCCTTCCGCGAGGCCGTGCCGTCGAGTACAACCACCACCGACGAAGACATCGAGGCGGACATTTACGACGGCTTGACCGACGAGGAAAAAAAGCGTCTCAAATCGAGCCACGGGCTGCCGGTGCCGACCTGGCTGCAGCTGCAGGGGAAGAACCTGCGCGAGCGGTGGCACGAGATGTCGCGTCATCGTCCGTTCCTCGATCCCACACAGCACGCCACGGTTGCCGACATCCTGCGCACCCACCAGGCCAACCCCGAAAACAGCACCCGGCGCGCCATGCAGATGCTGCAGGGGATCGTCGCCGGACTCAAGCCGAAACAGTACGAGGTGTTTTCGCTGTCGCTCATCATGGACGACATGGTCCGCGACATCGAGAGCGGCCTGCTGTCGGAAAAAGAAGCGCTGCCCTTTGGCTTCACCCAGCAAAGCGCGGTGCGCTATCGCGATTATCTGCGGACCCTGGCGCAGGGGGACGCCGCGGTCAACTCCGCCCTGGAGCGCCGGCGGCGGTTCCAGGTCAAGATCAAAGAGGCCCTGGTGGCGGCCGAGCTCCTGCCGAAAACCGTGCTCGAGGATGACCGCTACTGGCACCACCAGGTTCTGCAGTACCATGCCCTCGACCAGCTGGGGGAGAAATACTCCGGCGTAGGCCTCGGCGCCGATGATCTGCGGCTGAAGAAAAAGGGCTGGCAGATGAAACGCCAGGGATCGGTCCAGGACTACAACACCAAGTATGTCGAGACCGAGTACGAGTGGTTGGCCCAGGCGCTCGCCCAGCTGGAGACGCGCTCGGTCATGGACAAACTACGCGAGCTGATCGATATCACCGGCAGCCTGCGCAGCCTGGCCAAGAGCAGGAACCTGGAGGCCTTCTATGCGCCGGTCCTGGCGCAGCTGCCGGCGGGCACCACCTACCAGGACATCCGCGGCACCGATCTGGATCCGCTCGCCAAGTACGGCAAAGCGGTCGCCCGGGCCATCGGCGCCCTCGGCAAGATGGCCGACAAGGGCGAGCTCCGCGGCGCCCCCGAGTACGATGACATTATCGACGGCCTGGCCGAATGGTTCCAAGACGAAAAGGACCGGAAAAGAGACCTCGGGGAGAACTATCAATTCGAGATGCCGTCCGATCTGATGGAGGGCGGCCGGCTATTTAAGTTTATGTCGCACCTGATGGCGAACGACCTGCCCGGGGCGCCGTGGGCCGGCAGCGTTTTCAAATCGGTGCGCGAGCGCAACAACCAGATCCGCGAGACCCTTAAGGATAAATTCCTGACGCCGGCGCGAATCATCCGCACGGACCCGAATTATGCCGGATACACCGAGTGGATCCCGGCGCCCGGCAAGACCTGGTACAAGGCCTGGTCGATACCGGACCGGTTGGCTGCGGATATCCAGGCCAAGGAGGCGGTGCTCGACCAGGAAACCTTCGAAAAAGCCCGGCAGATCCTCGCTCGCGGCCGGGACGTCGCCTGGATCATACCGGCCGATATCGCCAAGACGCTCGACGGGTTCGACGTGGTCCACGACGACCACGGGCTGAGCAAGGCTTCCGCCCGGGTGATGGCCGCCTGGAAGCAGTGGACCCTGATCAGCCCTTTTCGGGTCATCAAGTACAACCTCAACAATTTTTCGGGCGACCTCGATATCACGTTCGCCTTTCGCCCCAAAATTATCACCCACTACCTGCCGGCGGCCATCCGGGATCTCTACAAAGATATCAAGGGCAAGCAGATGCCGCAGGCGCTGCGCGACGAGCTCGACCTTGCCTATTCCCTCGAGGTGCTGGGGTCCGGATGGTCGGTGCAGGAGGTATCCGATGTTGCCGGACAACTGGCTTTCAAAAAGCACATGGAGGCCCTGACCGGGGACGAACCCACCTGGATCGCCCGGACCTGGAGGAGTTTCAAAAGTTTTACCCAATACCGGGAGAACCTGCTGCGCCTGGCCGCCTTCCGTTTTTTCCGGGATGCGTTGCGCGACGGGCAGACGCTTTACGCGGCGAGCAACAAGGCCGAGATCGACGGCATCGAGGACATCGACCGCAAGGCCGCGAAGCTCGCGCGCGAGCTTTTGGGAGACTACGGCAATATCACCCACGCCGGCCAATGGATCCGGCGCCACCTGCTGCCTTTTTACGCCTGGATGGAGGTCAACGCCCCGCGGTACGTACGGATGATGCGCAATGTCCGCCACGAGGGCCAGGGGGCCGGGACAGCTGCCAGAATAGTCGGGGTGGTCGCCACCCGGGCCGCCTGGAAGACCTCCAAGCTCGCCATGAAGATGATGGGCTTTTTCGCCCTGGCATCTTTGTGGAATGCCACGTTCTTCCCCGACGAGGAGGAGGAGCTCGGCGAGCAGCAGCGCCGGCAGCTGCACCTAATCCTCGGACGCCGGGAGGACGGCAGCATCGTCAGCCTGCGCGTCCAGGGGGCCTTTTCGGATGCACTGTCCTGGTTCGGCATGGAGGATCTATCGAAAGACGTCATGGACCTGTGGTACGGCAAGACGTCGATCACCGACATCGCCAAGGACTCCGCGTTGGCTACGCCCAAAAAGATCATCGGGGCGCTGGGGCCGCAGTGGAAAATGCCCGGGGAGCTGCTGCTCGAGCGGTCCTACTACCCCGACCCCTTCAACCCGCGGCCGATCCGGGACCGGCTGGAGTACGTCTCGCGGACGTTCAGTTTGGGGGAAGTTTACAATTGGGCAGCCGGCGCCGTCGATTGGGCCGTGCCCTCCGGCATGCCAATGCAACGGCCGCGGCGCGGCGGGACGATCGGCGGCCAGCTTATAAACGATCTCATGGCGCTTGCCCTTTACACGGCGGACCCCGGCGAGATGGCCTACTTCGACAGCGTCAAGCTAGTGCGCGACTACCGCAGCGAAACGCTGGGCCTGGACAACCCGGACAAAAGCAACGCGCTTTACTACTACAAGCAGAGCCTGCGCATGGGGGATCTGAAATCCGCCGAGAAATACCTGCGGCACTATATGTCCTTCCCCGGTGACACCAGCCGCGGCCTGGAGCAATCGATCAAGCGCGCCCACCCGTTGGGGTTGTTGTCGAGAAAAGACCGGCAGGGGTTCCTCGACAGCTTGAGTCCTGATGAGCGCCGGCGGGTGGAGATCGCCACCGAATGGTACAACCGGGTCTATCAGGGGCTAGCGCACGAAGAGACCAAGCGTCGATCGCGCCAGCCCCCGGGGGAAAAGCCCGAAATCGATGAGCCCGCCGCCACTACGCTGCGGGACGTTTTTAACCAGCTGAAATAGGAGGAATATGAAATGGAAAAGCTGATCTGTTGCGACAACCTGTTGCCTGCCAACCATGTATTCACGGCCGGCCTTGGCCTTATTGTTGAAGGGTATTTTGACATGAGTGAAAAAGGCCTGCCGACAGAAATCATGGAATACCACACCGGCACGGGGACAATCAAAATCGAGCTATTTGTCGGCCCCACCAGGAATGGCCCCTGGATCGAAGCCACGGCAGCGGATGTGGCGTCGGCTGCAGCAGCCTCTACGATCAACGCCTACCTGCTGACGCTTATCCACCACGGCCCTTGGGTAAAAAGCGTTTTGACGGCATCGGTCGACACTATCACCGCTGCCAACGCCTGGATGATCAGCAAAAGTGTTTAGCTTTTGACCGGCCTGATCTCGGTTACCACCGCCTGGCGGAACGAATGCGCAGAAGCCCGGTATTTTATTGCCCACTGTCCTTTTGACTTGCCTCTGCGCAGCTGCCGGGCGTTGAAGACCGGCACCCAGGCATGGCGCCGGTCGACCCAGGCCAGGCCCGACAATACCAATTTCTTTTTCATGGCACACCCCCATAGTGTGTTAAACCATTGTAATCATTATAATATACTACAGGGGCAAATGCAATAAAAAAGATTACCAATTATTTCATAGCGTTAGCTGCTGAAAATTAGACAACTCATTAATTTTAAATGAATTTTATTAGGGATGCACGTAGTTTTGGGGGATCAGCCACCCGTCGCCCCGGCCAGGCATCGGGTTGCCGGTCCCCTTCCTGCGCAGCTCCCAGGCCTCGCCGGCGGCGTGTCTACATATGTAGGTTTATATTTAAACTGTTGTTTCAAGGGCTTTAGGAATCCTAATTAGGTTTTGGAATTCCTAATTCGCTTTTTTGCCTTTCTCGCTGCATTAGAGGCCGCAGGCCGGGCGCTGGACTTTTGGGCAGAGTCCCGTTCGGCTTGCGCCGCTTGGACCGCCTGGACGATGTCTGCGACCAGGAATCGGATGGATTTGCCGATCCTTACCGGGCTCAAACCGCAGCCGAGGGGATCCTCGGGGCAGGCCTGCAGCTTGTTGCGCATCGTGCCGTGCCCGTAGCCTAAAGCCCGGGCCGTTTCGACCACCGTCAGCACCATCTTGTTGGTTGTGACAGACCCGTCCGGGAGAATTCGGAATACCTGTGTAATTTTTTCCATAGTTACCTCCGCAGGGGTTCCGCAGGAGTCCCGCAGGAGTTCTGCAGGAGCTCCGCAGGAGACCGGAAGTCGGGGACAAACGCCATGGCGAATGCCGTGTTTTTTTTGAAATCGATCACCACGCCCACCAGGTATCCGCCCGGCACCCTGGCGCGCTTGCAGTTATTGCTGCCTTGTGGATACGGTTCCCAGGTCAGCTGCCGTGGCCATTCCTCTTGTGTATTCATAAATCCTCTTATTCCTTTTCTAAAATAAGCAAATTTGTTTTGGTGCGGCCGCAACGCTTCCATCCGGCGCAAATGAAACACCAGCCTGGATTCCTCGATTTAACAGCCTCCGGCCGAACGTACGTGTAGTGCCTCTCACCAGGCCAGCAGAAATCAGCAATGGCGTCAGCCTCTCGGATAAGGTCAGATGACCGATAACTTGATTCATTTCTGAAAATTGAGCAGTTGATTCCTTCTTGGCCGCTTTCATCTAAGAACTTTCTCCATACGAAAATTGCGCTGCGATCTGGCAGCGTCAAAACGATATGTTCTCCTGGCCCAACGAATTTTTTTGGCTTCCTTCCATCCTTGTAATGCCGCGCAGAATAATGGCGGTTGTAAAGTTTTTTGAGCTCTGGCTCACCATCTTGCCCTACTATCCAATGAGGTGGGCATGCTATGATTTCTATCTGCGATGCTTTTGCACTTAGCACGGCACCTCGTTCCATTCGCGTCCGTCGAGCACCCGGCGGTACGGTTTAACGAGCGGACCGACATCGCCCCAGCCCTTAAAGAAAAACGGCACCCCGGCCGCAACGCATTGATCCCGCAGGGACCGGACCCAATCGGGATGGACCAACCGGGCTCCGGGTCCAGTCTCGCCGCCACAGATGACCCAATCGATATTCATTGGCCGCAGTCCGGCCGATACAAGGTCCACCGGCCCCAGCAGGGGTTCCGCCGAAACGAACCGCAGCGCCGCCGGGATCTTGAGGAGCTCGGCCACGTTCTTATCGGCGCGGAACTGATTCTCGGCCGTGACCCCTAGCCACAGATTCGGCAGGCAGCCCCCGGCTCCGAGGAACCGGCACGGCGCCTCACCGTACAACTTGCTTTCGATATTCATCGCCCGCTTGGTCAGCACCATGAACGTGTGCTGCGGGCATTCGGCCATGACGGCAAGCATCTTATCTATCCACTCGACGCGCACGTCGCCGTGGAATAGATCGCCCATGCTGCAAACAAAGATCCGGCGCGGCCGGCGCCAGCGCTCCGGCTTCGCCAGCCTGTCAGCATGCCACGTCACCCGGAACGGTTTTTCTGCCGGGTATCCGTACCGCCCGCGCAGCCGGTTCGCCATGCGCTGCGCATAGCAATTATCGCAGCCCTCGCTGATCGGCGCGCAGCCGGTGACCGGGTTCCAGGTTTCATCGCACCACTCAATTCGCGTCGCCATCACGCGGCCTCCTGTCCGTTCAAGTCCACGCCCAGGTCGTCGAGCAGTTTTTTATCCTCGGGCGGAATTTTGTGGGCCGGGTCTGACATTGCGTCTATATCATGCCACAGCTTGGCGTTCTCGACTTCGAGCTCGTGTATCCTGGCCTTCTGCGCAGTGATTAACTCCCGCAGCGGCCTGGTCTCATCGATCAGTTCGGCGATCTCCTTGCGCTGCTCCAGGATCTTGTCGGCCATGGCCTTGTTGACCAGGCGCCTGGTCGGGTCGTTCAGCGTCTCCTCGAGCTCCAGGATGCGGTTCAGATGGGAACCGGCCAGCCGCTTGAGCATGGCGATTTCCTCGAATAATTCATCTACGCTCTTAACTGCTTTGCCGAGGTTCATGACTGAGCGTTCAACGTCGGCGGTTGCTTTGTTTTCGGGCGTGCCCCTCTCATCGAAATCATTTTCGAGATCCTCTTCCATTTCATCTTTCAGCGTCGCCAGCACAGCCTTCAACCCTGGAATATCGATGGCCCTGTAGAAGCGCGTTCCGACACGCTCGATCAGTTTCATGGCCACAAGCTCTCGTCTGAAGCGGCACCACTCGTGGCTTAGAGTGGCCCTCTCGTATTTTGTGCCGGTCTTGCCTTGTAATCTGTACATCAGCTCGTAACCCGAGACGTGCCCTCCGGCCGCCCGCAGCAACTTCCTGCAACACCTAATTCTCAGCTCTGTTTTCCACGTCACCATAGACACCCCCTGTCGCTTTTTTGTGTTGGTAAAACCACTGCATGATCCGGCGGCGCTCGTAGTCGTTCCACCCGCGCGAGCGCTGCTCGGCCGTGATGCTATTGTGGTGCTTGCAATCTAGCGCGTGATACCACATTGGCGCCGGCTTGATGCCCTTTGACTCGATGTAACGGCATCTGCTCCAGGCTTCCTGCGGGTCGGAATCGAACCCGATCAGCACCAGGCTGCGGATGCAGCGCTTGCGCACGCCGGCCGACAAAAGATTGTCGACGGCTGCCTGCCAGGCGTCGCAATAGGCGATGTTGTCGAGGGCCAGGCGGATGATCGGGCTCTTGATCCTCGCCAGTTGGCGGGCCAGATCGGGCGTCAGCTTGCGGGCGTCGACTCCTTGATTGAAATCCGCATACCCCCACTCGGATAAGCGCGTGACGGCGCGCTCGATGTGGGCCTCGCTCGCGGCGAGAAAGTTGTTGTCGATCAGGATGGGCAGGTCCGGCCAGTCGGGCAGCTCCTGCAGGCGGCCCTCGATCCGCGGCACGGCGCAAAAGGGACAGCTGCGGTTACAACCGCGGGTCGTCTTGGTTGCGAACGGGTTGATGCGCTGCAGGACTCCGGGGCTTTCTTTGCCCACCGACACCCACGGCATGTGCTCAAAATAGGTCGGCATGAGCTCCACGGCGGGTCCGCCTACCACGACGCGGTCCCATTCCAGGATGCGCTGCTGCAGCTCGCGTCGCAGCTGCGGCAGGTTCCAGGTGAACGGGACGGATATGTTGAGCGTGCGGCCCTCAAGCCACCGCGTTGGGCGTCTCGGCCAGTCGTATCTCATCGATAAACCGTGATACCGGGTTGAGGTAAGTTCGGCCCTTTGCCTCTGTGACAGTCGGCCGCGAGGTGATGACCAGCGTATCGCGGGCGCGGGTCATGGCGACGTAGGCGATGCGCCGCTCCTCCTCCAGCCGCGATGCCAGGCCGCTGTCGAGCGCCTGGCGGCTTGGCAGGATGCCCTCGTTCCAGCCGACCAGGATGACGTTGTCCCACTCAAGCCCCTTGGCGGCGTGGACGGTCATCAGCTGGATGCCGGCGTCGGACTCGGTCTCGACGGCCTCCTGGAGGTCGTAGGTCGCAATCCAGTCGAGGTATCCCTGCAGGGTCGAACCCTGGTAGGCGAGCAAAAATTTGAGGGCGCGCTCGGCCGTGTCGAGATCTATGCTCCCCTGCATTTCCACCAGGTCAAGCAGGGATCCGGCGAGCGCCTGCGGCGTCCACTTGTGCCCGATCTGAAAAAACGCCTTCCACATCCCGCGCCGTTCGTCCTCCGCCGGCCCGGGGCTGATCGACTCCAGCCAGGCCAGGAAGGGCGTTTGCTCCGTTTGGGTCAGCAGTCTGAGGTATTCGGAGTTTTCGATGCCGAGCACCTCGCGGGCCAGCGTGAACGAGAAATCGTCGTACGGGTTGAGCAATAGTTTGCAGATGGCGTGCAGTCGGCGGAACGTCTCGGACTCCATGATCCGGCCGTCGCCGCTGCAGTGGTGGTGCGGGATGTTGAGCTCGGTCATCTCCTTCGAGATCTTGGCCAGCAGCACATGGGTCCGCGAGAGCACCGCCGTGGGGATCCGCCCCTGATCGGATATCTTGTTGGCGAGCAGCGCCGCGGACTTTGAGTCGATGCCGTCGACCAGGAAATACTTGCCGCATTCCGTCTTGTAGGCGTGCATGGTCTTGGGGATCCGGTTCTCGTTGTGCTCGATCAGCTGATTGGCCCCCACCACGATCGCGGGGGTCGACCGATAATTGTTTTCGAGCGTATGCACCTCGCACTTCTCGGCGACCGTCAGCATGCGCAGCGGCAGGGCGCCGCGCCATTCATAGATGGCCTGGTCGATGTCGCCGACGCAGAAAAACTCCGCCCCGCTCGCCTGCAGGAGCAGGTCGAGGAAGCGCCACTGGATGTGATTCAGATCCTGCGCCTCGTCGACCAGGACGTGGGATAGCGGCGCCCTGGTGATCTCGGGGATGAGCTCGATCGCGGTGAGGATCAGATCCCCGTAGGTCATGGCGTTATTGCGCCGCAGGATCGCCCGCCAGATCTCCCAAAACCGAAAATTCGGCGAGTCCTCTTTCGGGTGCTCGCCGGTGTCCCAATAGCGCTCGAGTTCGGCGCGGTAGCTGCTTTGGGCCTTGACGCTCTTGGCGAGATCCTTCGAGAGAAAATCGGTTTCCCACTGATTGTAGACCGTGAGCTGGTTCATGCGCAGCTTGAGCTCGCCCGCGCCCAGCTGGCGGATATAGCGCAGCGCCACGGCGTGCATGGTGCCCACGCGCAGGTTGGCGACCAGGCCGGCGCGCAGCCGCTCGCGCAGCCGGCGGGCCATTTCGGTAGCGGCTTTGCGGGTGAAGGTGACGGCCAAGATCTCGCTGGGTGACACTTTGCGTTTTTCGATCAGGTAGGCGATGCGCTCGGTGAGGACGCGGGTCTTGCCGGCGCCAGCGCCGGCGGACACCATCGTGAAGCGGGAATTTGACCGCACGGCGGCGGCCTGCTGCAGATCAAGTATCTCCATTTTCACACCCCCATGTGTAATTAAAATGCATTAAGTGTCATCGCGTGTCAACGTCTTTCGCCGCAAAAAAACCGGGTCAAATATCTGAGCATGTGCGGCAGGATCTTTTCCACCTGGCCGTCCCAAAATGTTTCCTGGCCCACCTGGTGGCGGATGCGGTGACAGGCCGGGCAAAGCGGCACGGCGTGCGTGTCCGGCGGTTTGGATCCCACCGCGTTCAGGCCGAAGGGCTCGTGGTGGGCCTCGCCGCCCTTGCGTCCGCAGCGCAGGCAGGGCTGCAGGCGGATAAACTCCAGGTACGCCGGCAACCGTTTCATAGTCCCTCGATCCTCACCAGCAGGCCGCGGGCGCCGGTGTAGATCATCCGCAGGTAGGTCGGCAGCGGATCCCCGCGGAAAAGCGTAGGCATGGGCACGGTCTTGCTCACGCGCTCATACAGCGCGATGCCCTGGTTGGTCTTGTCGTAGAGCTTCACCTTCTCGATCGCATCCACTCGGGCGAGCTCGATCAGCTCGCCGAAGATCTTGCTCGTGATCATGCCACCACCCTTTCCGGCTCGGGTATGTAAAGGTTCAAAAATTCCGCCGCCCACCGGCGGACCTCGGCGATGAACTCCTGTTTCTCGGCCACCGGCAGATCGGAGCTGTCGGAGAATACCGAGCGCACCTGCTCGATGCCGAATTGATCGACCTCGACCCCCAAAATCTTGCGCTTGAAAAACTCGTGCAGCGCCTCGGTGCTGTGGCCGGTATAGTCGGCGATCATGGCGAGCACCACCCCGAAGTGATAGCGCCGCAGGGGGTCGGATACGGTCTTTTCGCGCCATTCTTTGATGACCATGGCATAGGTCCGGTTGGGCTGCAGGCCCTCGACCAGCGCACGGTAGGCCGTGGTATCGAGCACCTGCAGCCCGTTTCCGTCGGGCTTGCGCTTCACTGCGATTTTGACACGGGAGTTTCGCACCTTGTCCATCCTGCAAACCGGTCGGCGAGATCGTGGCAGCTGACCAGGATCACCTGCGGCCGTGCGGCTTCCAGTTGCGCCAGGGTATCGCAGAGCCGGCCGCTGTCGAGCTCTGACACCTCCTTGATGATCAGATCGGCGCCCATGGCCACGGACATGGCCAAGTCGAAGCTCACCTTCTCGCCGCCGCTCAGCGCCCGGTAGGGGCGCCGTTGGCCGTCGATCGACAGGCCGATATCGACCCGGCCGTCCTGGATATCGAGGATGGGCTCACCCACCGGCAGCGCGGCTTTGAGCTTGGTTATCATAATGGAGATCGCTTTATTGACGAGATCGTCACGCGCTGCGACTACACCAGACAGGACCGTCTTTTCGATCTCGATATTCTTCTTGGCCTCTTCAAGCTCAGCCTTTGTCCGGGCGGCTTCGCGATCATAGGTGGAGCGCTCCAAAAAAATGCGTTCGGTGGCCCGCAGCTGACTGAGGCGCTGCTCAGCCGCCTTGACTTTGTTTTGCAGCAGGTCAATTTCCATTTTTCACCAGCCTTTCCAACTTCATCCGTTGAACCTTGAGGGTGCCTGCAACCAACCCTTGCTTGCAGGCCGGGCACTCGACCGCAGCATGTGCCTTTTCGACCGCTACGAGCACGTCGAAGGCGACCTGCTTCCAGCTGACCCCTGCAGGGGCTCGCTCGGCGGCCACGGTGTGGCGGAGCTTCTGCTTGAGATGCTCCTCGGCCTGGCGGGCGGCGGCGGGATCCTGGAGCGGGATCTGCGCACCCTTGGTGGTCTGCAGGGGCGGGTCGGCGGGCGGGGCGGGCGGGGCTTTTTTCTCTTCCAGTTTTTGCGCCAACTCCTGCGCCTTGGCCTCCGCTCGCGCATCGGCGAGCGCTTGCCTGTCCCGCTCGAGCTCCTCGGAGAGCGTGCGGATTTCGGCCTGAACCTCTGCCAAGGAGCCGCTGGGAGCGTTGATGCCTATCTTGGCCGACTGCTGCAGCAGGCGCCCGAGAAGAGCCTCGGACTCGCGCACGCCGGCTTGCTTGGCGGCGAGCTTGGATTTCAGCGTCTCGATCTGCGCCGAGAGTTTATCCAGCTGGTCGTCATAGCCGCCAAACATCCCCACCAGCTTGGCGATCATCTGCCCAGGGCTCAACGCGAAAAAGGACTCCGGCTGCCAGATCGCCGGCGCCTGGCATTCGCCTAGCTGCCGGTCGAACGCCTGCTGATTTACTTTCATTCGGTCCACAAATACCGTTTGCACGATGGAGTCTCCCGACCTGCGGAACGTGCGGTTGAAGTCGGTGCCGCTGATCGTCGCCTCGACTGAAAACGGGGCGCCGCCGGCGTCGCCGATGGCGGCCGTTGACTTGGCCATCCCGGTGATGCTGCCGGTCAGGACCAACTCTATGGCCTGGACGATGCTGCTTTTGCCGGACCCGTTGGGACCGACGATCAGCATCTTCGGGGCGACCGGCACGTCCACGGTCGAGCCCTTGAACTCATTAAGCCTGATTCTTTCGATCATTCTGCACCCCCTTCTAAGCTATCCAGCGCCCGCGAGAGCGCGTCGAGCATGCGGTCCATGGTGGCCTCGTCCTGGACGCTCGGAGTCCAGTCGGCAGGCAGTTCGGCCAGCTTGAGAGCCGCGACCCACTGGTCCTTGTAGAAGCCCCGGAACCCCAGCAGGTTGCTGAGTTTGCCCCTGGCCTCGTCGCTGCCCTCGGGCTTTTCCTTCACCTTGCGTTTCCCCGGAGAGGCCGGCGGCTTGGGGGCCGGGGCCTCTGCCGGGGGCGGCGGTTGCGCCGCTTCACCTTGAGGTTCCGCCGTGGCGCCGTTGGTGGCCGCCGGGGCGGTCGCGGTAGTATCCGGTTCATCGACGTCGATCGTGTCGTCGTCGGTTTCGCCGATCTCTTCCTGGCCATGGATGACCTCGCTCAACTCGAAGGATCCTCCAGAGGACAGGTGCTGCACCCGACTGCGCGTCTCAATGTAGCGGGTCATATCCCACTTGAGAATGCTGCCGTCGACCGGGCGCCAGCAGAGCACCGACAAATCCCAATCGCCCTTGCAGCCCTCGGGGGCCTTGTGGATCCCCAGCAGGTGCTTGACGGCATTCCGCCTGGCGAAGGTCTGCGCGTAGTCAAGGCTCTTTTTTTCGCGGTTGATGATCGAGCTATGCCAGTCAAGCACCTCGGGCGAGCTCGTGTCCACCCACAAATCGCAGGCCGGGTCGAAATAGTACCTCGCCCAGGTGCGATTGACCCGCGCTCCGGATTGCGTATACTCCTCCTCCGGTTCTATGCCGCGGGGCAGCAGCCGGAAAACCTTGGGCGTATCCTTGGCTTTTGCCAGGAGATCGGTCAGCCGATAGTTCGGGCTGTCGTAGGTGGTCAGCCAGTCGCTGACGATCGGCAGGCCCTTTGAGCTGAAACGAAAAGCAATTGCGCGGGCGTAGACGGTGACTATGCGGTGATGCTCGTCGCGGCAGACCCACGGGTTGCCGCGCATTTCGCCGTCGACAAACAGCTTTTCCGGCGTCATCACGCATGTGCCGCTCGCCTCGGCGAGCAGTTCGAAGCCCTGCGCCGAGACGCTCCAGTTGCCCTTGATCTTGACCAGCGTGCCGTCCGCTCCGGAAAGGCGGACGCGCTGCTTGAACGCGACGATTTCTCCGCGCTTGTCGCGCAGGGCGAAAGCGCGGTCGGTGCCGAGCGCCACGACCTGCTTGTTGATCAGGGCGAGCAGTTGGGCGTTTTCCTCTTCGGTCAACTTGGGTTTGATCGCTTCCAGCAAATTTTCCATCAGTACACCCCCTTTGGTTGGTTTGTCATTTAACTACTATAAACAGTCAGCAATTACAACTAATATCTGCGCCCGCGGCGGTGATGCCGATAGTAGTCGTCGCGGTCCGGAGGCGTGTAGATCGGCGGCGGCAGGAACCCGTCGATCGCCGGCGGGTTGATCGTCCAGGTGCCGCCGTCGGGCATCAGGAAGAGCGTCGGCCCCGGGATGTTGGGTTCAGAGGTCATGCGCGGATAGCGATAGACCGGAAACGCCCCCGCGGCGAACGCGCTGTCGCCGGCGCCCTGGTCGTTGCCGACCGGCGGATACGGATTGGCCGGACCCCAGGCCGGCGCGTCACGCGGCGCAGTGTACGTGCTGATCTGGCCGGACGCCGCATAGTCGCGGAAATACTGCGACTGCGCCGCGGCCGGCGAGCTGCAGATCAGGATCAGGGCCAGGGCCAGAACAAACGGCGTGTTGCCCTTATGCTCCGCCAGCGCTCGCACCACCTCGGTCGCTGCGTCGAGCGCGATTTTAATGGCACTCTTGAGGTTAATGATTTGCGCCTCAATCGGGTAGCTGCCGCAGGATCTGATCGACGGCGCGTGGTCGGCGGCCTTGACGAGCGCGTGCAGGACGCACCGTGCCTGCCAGGTGGACTTCATCCGGGTCGATTGGTCTTCGATCTTGCTGAGCTTATCCATTACCGCCTCTTTCTGCGACGCCGATCGTCGCCGATGTAGTTTGCTTCCGCGAGCGTGTAAAGTCCGATCTGGCCCGTCACGGGGATGACCCGGCCATACCACTTGACCGGCAGCCGCTGGACGTCCCCGTAGTCCGAGGAGACCAGCTTGTGCCCGCACGGGCACTGCATCTGCTCGATGTTGACGTTCTCGGGCCAGTTGAGAAGCAACTGGCACTTGGTGCATTTGCCGAATTTCGCCATCAGTCGTCCTCCTTGCCGTTGCGGGGTTGATGATCGGGGTCGTCATCGGGTACCGGGACCAGGGTGATGCCGCGGTCGGTGTCGCGCTTGAGACGCCAGAAGATTTCGTCCTGGTCGGGAACGAAATTATACCACTTGCCGCCTTCGAGGACCGTGCGTACGTGCGCCGCAAAAAGCGCCTTGAAGTGATCGTATTCGGACTGCTTGACGACGCGCTCGATGCGCTGGGGCCGGAACGCCATGAAAATACCTTTGAACGTGGGCTCATCGGTCCCCGACCCTTTGCAGCGCGGGCAGAATAGATTTCCCGTCAACGCCGCGTCCGGCTGCGGCAGGCCCCCGCCCTGACAGTCAGGGCACGCCCGGGGGCCGCGGCTGCACTTTCGGTGAGCCAGGAATACCCAGGTATGCCCCACTATAAAGCCCTTCGGAAGCGTCGATATCCTCCGGCTGATGCCCTGCAGAGCGCTCTCGGCCGCGAAATCCTGGGGGCGGGGATAGTGCTGCTCGCCAACCCACAGCAGGCCCGCGCGGATATAGTCCTTATCGGGTCCGTCGGCGCCGTCGTCGGACCTCCATTCAAAGTGCTTGCGGACGTGGCAGACCGGGCAGGCGTCCGGGCAGCTGCAGGGGGTGAAGCCTTCGTGCTCACTGAAATCCCCCTCGCCGATCACCGTCTCGGCGCCGATCCCGCCGAGGTGGTCGTCCAGAAACAGGCCGGCAGGGCTGAACCAGCTCCAGCCCCGCGCCGGCTTGATGCCCCCGCCGCAGGTGGGGCACACGTCGAGCTCAAACGGCAGCCGGTCGCAGGGGCTCCCCCCGCCGTCGGTCACCAGGTACAACCCGCCGATTTTGCGATAGCCGCACCCTCTCTTCTTTTCTGTTGCCATCATCCACCCCCTTCAAAAAAGTATTGCGCCCAGGTCGTCCGGGTCGTCGTATATTTTTACGGTGTGCCGCACCTGATACCTGCCGTTTTTTTCCAGCCGCTTGCACGGCCGGCCTGCCGCATCCACAATCAGGTCCGCGTGGTAGCTCCCATCGGACCAGATGATGCCGCACAGGTTCCCGTCCGGCTGCCGGCATACCAGCCAGCCGCCGCGCGTCTCCAGGACGACTATGTCGATCCTGATATCGTTCTGCCGCCAGGTCGCCGGCCCGGGGTCCGGCTCATAAACCTCGACCACCCAAACCGCTTGGCCATAGTGCGATAGCGGGCTTGCGGTCGTGTGGTGCGCGAGGATCTCTTCGCCGCGAAAGATAGTAATGGGCTTTATCTGCTGGATCATTGCTCACCTCTCAGTGGAATTATGGATTTACCCTGCAATCCGTCACGATATCCGCGGCCCAGCTCAACCCTGGCGGGGTCGATGTCATCGACCAAGGACAAATACTTCGCGTGCTCCTCCTCCGTTCCAAAGGCCTTACCGTGGTAAGTGCGACGCAAGCCGCGTTGGTACCCGGCTAAATAATCTAACGACTTTCCCACGTCGCAAAATCTGGCGATCATCATCAGGCGAACGAATTCTTTTTTTTCCATCAAACACCCCCTATACATTGGCCCGTCAGGCCATACTGGCGCCCGCAGGGGCACCGGTTGGTTTGCGTCTCCAGAGAGACCACTCTGCCGCAGGCGCAGACCAAGCGCTGCGCGACCCAGCCGAACTCATACTTGCGCACGCCCTGGTCGACCAGGTTGCCGAGCTCGACCTCGAGCTGCAGCTTGGCAACCAGGTCGGCGTAATCGGGCAGCGGCTCGCCGGACTCCTGGCAGGGCACCTCGATGCTCGGCTTGCCCTCCTCGAAACCAAAAACTCTGCGATACTTGATCATTTTGCTGAGCATTGGACCCTCCCTAAAACACGCCGGCGCGCAGGTTGCAGCACACCGGGCAGGTGGTCCAGATCAGTTGATTGAGCTCGCGGCGGCGCTCGGTCCACCAGGCCGTGCGGTGAAACAGCCGGGCGCGCTTGGCCAGGCGGGCCATGCCCATGGTGTAGAGCTCGCGGTCGCGGTGGAGCTTGCGGGTGAAGGGATGATCGCTGCGAAGATGGCGGGAATAGACTTCGGCGGGATAGACGTTGACATATACTCCGTTCCAAGACTCCAACATAAGCACCTCCTGTTTGTTTGGGGTTGAATTCCAGGGTGGCCTATAGTAGTCCTTTGCGGGTCCAATGTCAATAAAAAAATGACATGATGTGACAAAGACTCGCGAGCCACTCGCGAGTCACTCGCGAGACTCTCGCGAGAGTATGATGACAAAAAGTGTCATTGACATCCAGGTGCGGCCAGGGTAGTCTAATCCACGCAAACACGATCGGGGGTGTTGGATGAGGTATCAGGCTTTATTTTGCCAGGTGTGGCATGATCAAAAATTTTTAACCCTTTCAGACGACGCCAAACTGCTTTTCCTCTACATAATTTCATCGCCTCATTCCAACTCTATCGGCCTGTATCGATTACCAAAAAAATATATTGAATGTGATTTGGGCTGGAGATCGGAACGGTTAGCTATACCGTTTGGCATACTGTTAGCTGAACGGTTTATTTTTTACCATGATGAGACTCAACTCGTTTTTGTGCGCAATCACCTGAAGTACAATCCGGTTCAAAATGAGAAGCATTCGATAGCGTGTGTTAACATCGTAAACGCGCTTCCGGCGGTTCCTTCTGAATTTTCAGGTATTTTGGAATGGTTGACAAAACCATATCATAAACCGTTGGTGGTACGGTTACAGGAACGGTTAGCCATAGGGTATGCCATTCCAGAAACAGAAACAGAAACAGTAACTAGAACCCCCCCTACCCCCCCTTCGGGGGGACCACCGGCAAAACCCAAGAAACCTCCCGCCAAGTACAACCCACCCACCGGAGACGAGCTGCAGCAGAACGGACACGGCTGGCTCGACGCCAAGTCCTGGGACGATTTTGTGGCCCACCGGTCGGAGATCAAGAAACCGCTGACGGAGAAGGCGGTCGAAAAATCCATCGCGCTCCTGCAGGCGCACTGCGGCGACCAGCGCGAGATCATCGAGACGTCGATCCGCAGCGGATGGCAGGGGCTCTTCCCGCTCAAACACAACGCCGGCCGGGCGGCCGATCCCCGGCGGCAGCGCATGGAACCGTTCGCACGGAGGGAGTATGAGCGCAGACAGGCAGAGGAGAGAGAGGCAGCGGCAGCTGGACGTGATACTTGCGGCGACACTCAACTACTACCAGGCGAAGCTCGAGCCCGAGGTGATCGAGATGTACCATGACGCGCTGGATGGGTTGCCGATCGACAAGATCAAGCGGGCATTCACGGCGCATATCAAAACTTCGAAATGGTTTCCCAAGATCTCGGAGATCCTCGAGCGGGTCGACCCCCGCCCGGCGATCGAGTCCTCCGCCGAGCAGCAGGCGGCCGTCGTGGTCGCGGCGATGCGTACCAACGGCTATTTGCACGAGCCCAAGTGGACCGACCCGGTCACGGCGCACCTCTTCGCCGGCCGGTACAACTGGCGTTCGCTCTGCGAAACCCTGACCGAGGAGGAGACGAAGTGGTTCGTCAAGGAGTTCAAGGTCGCCTACGCCGGCGCGCTCGATGTGTGCGCCGGGGATCCGCAGCGCCTGGGGCCGGTCGAGCCCAAGGTCGCCGGCCTGCTCGCGGGGATCGGAAAAAAAATAAACTAACCACAGGAGGTATAGATGCCCACCAAGGACGTTGATGTCAGTCTCGACAACTGGATGGATGGTGACGTGTTGGCCCGGTTCGACGCAGCGCTCGAGCGCCTGCTGAAAAACTGCATGGACCCCAACTACGACGCGAGCCCGCGGAAACTCAAGTTGACCGTGAAGCTGACCCCCAACAACCGGCGCGATGAACTATACCCGGAATTCCACCTGGAAGCGGTTAACGGCCGGCTGAAATTTGTCGGTGCGGCGCTGCGCATCGGCATCGATGAACGCGGCCGGGGCGTGGCGCGCGAGTATGTCGACGCGCAGCAGCAGCTCTTCAACAAGAAAGCGATCCCCTCCTACAACGGGTGGAAGCTGGCAGACGACACGACGCGCCAGATGATCCGAGACGGCGGATGGAGCGAGATCACGCGAAAGGAAGGTGACGCATGATCAAAGAAGCGTTGAAGTACCTGGTAAAACTGGACCGCCCCGTGATCGAGGATATCAACGGGCAAACCTGGTGCAACCGCGATCTGTATCGGGTGATGCCGCCAACGCCCGAACCGCTGGTGACCGACACGCTGCGGGGGGTCGTCGACTATATCGTCTCGGTCAGCGATGAAATCGACCGTTTGGACGAGAAAACAAAGCTCATCGTGCATGTCGTCAACAGCCGGTTGGTGCGTTTGGTTTCATCGGTCCAGACCGAATACCAGCGCTGGACGCTGGTCAAGGCCGAGTGTACCAGCAACAATCGTTGGCGGTGGGGTGAGTATATGTCGCAGCAAAACTTCATCATTGCCGCCAAACAGAGCTTTGCCTGGGATGGGCAGCTGCAACGGGTGCTGCAGATCGTCAGCAGCATGGTCGAGGACAATCAAACCGAGTCGATTGACAACGGCACCACTCAGCGCGTGTACATGAAACACGGGGTGGAGGTGCGCCAGGATTCGCTGCCGGAATTCTTTTCTCTTGCGCTTGCGAATTGGTGGCCGGACTTGCCGGCGCCCGCCAGTGACTGCTTTTTGCGGGTGGATAAGGGGTTGAGAGTCGCGCTCATGGATGTGTGCCGGCCTGCCCGGGAAAGCGAGCTGCGGGCAAACATGGCCAACTGGATCAGGCTGCAGATCGGCGATTACTGTAAGTCCAAGGGCATTACAATTCCAATCATCGTGTAGGTGTGACATGAGTGATCCGAAGACCGACGAATGGATTTCAGCCAACGAGCTCGGGGGCAGGCTGGGCGTCAACCCGCAGACGATTTACAGATGGGTGGACGAAAACTTGATAACGCAAGGGGTGCACTACCTTATCGTCGGCAGAATTTACAAATTCAGCTGGGAGGCCATTTTTGAGTGGGCCAGCACCGCCAAAGGGGACAGACATGAGCGAAGACGTAAACGTGCAGCCGCCGCCGCAACCCGAGAAGCCAAAATCTGCGCCGATCAGGCTTTTAATCGCTGACCCGCGGCAGCTGCATACCGGCGCCAATGTGCGGGTGGCGTTCATACAGCCGGACGGGGTTGCGTTGTACCCGGGAAATTTTACCGTGCGCGAGATCCGGACCAACGGCCGGTTGGTTTTAAAGCACCAGATCCCCCGTCAAAAAAAAATTGCAAGGCGGTAGGATTTCGACTACCATATCTTGCAGGGGGTGTTTCCTTCCCCCACACGGGCTGGGGGTTCCAAGCACACCCCCAGGCGCCCCCAGCCCAAAAACCCAATCCAAGGAGCAATTGTATGAAAAAAAGTTTTTTAGTGTTTTTGGCGCTGGTGCTGGCCGTCGCCACTGCAGTGGCCTCCCCGTTTGTTGCATCGGACCCTGACCCAAACCACATCCGCTATCGGGTGCGCATCAGCCAAGACGGCGTGAATTGGGGCGGATGGACAGAGGGTCAACCACAGGACCAGCACCTCTGGTTCGATTTCGGGCAGATTGCCCCCGGAAACTACAACGGGGAGGCGCAGGCGTTGATGCAGTTCAGTGTAACCGACACGGTGACGGGGGCCAAGACCACGGTCGAGGAGTGGAGCTCTGCAGCCCCTTTTTCCTTCGTGATTCCTACTGGCGTGAGAGGGATAAAAATCGCAAAATAAAGCCATGCTTCCTCGGGGTTTTGTCGGAGGCCGAGGCAGCGGAAGAGCCAGTACAGGCGCCAGGGGGATTGGGAGACTGGAAGTTATGGGTAGAAATTTTCAAAGCGTCGCCCGCGATATTTTCTTTAATGGGTGTGATCTACCTGCTTTATCGCTTGATCCTTTCGAAGGACGCCGCGATGTCGGCCATGGTAAGGGCCTCGGAGGCAGACATAGAACGTCAGGCCAAAATCTTGACGTTATTGGAAACACTTGTGCAAGCCCGTCTTGGCAATGGAGGGGGGGGGAGATGAAACTCCAAAGCCTATTCCGCTTTACCAGCCGTGACGCCGAGTTCCAGGAGCGGATAGCCAGGTTGACGGCCAAACGAGAAAAAATGGACGAAAAAGCCGAGGCGCTTTTCAGGGCAACCTTGGATCACGAAGGGGAGTGGTTTTTAACAATTGCCCGTAAAAATCCAGAATGCGTTTTACGTGCCGCAATTGATTGCATGACGGAAAAGGCCAATTGAGTGTGGCGTATCGGATTTTGGATCGACCTGGTGCAAACAGTCATCGGCGCCTACGGGGGATTCCTCTTTGCTTGGTGGTGGTTTGTGTTGGGAAGGGCCAGCACCGTCTACGCGATGGTTATGGCTATTTTTTTTGGGTTCGCCATCCAGAACGGCGTCAACCTGTATTATCGGCACTGCCTATTGATCGACCCTAGCACATGCGTTGAGCGCATGCACGGGATGATCTGGAATCTGAGAGATGTCTTGACCACAATCGGCCTGACCACCATGGTGGTGGCGATGACGCTGCGTGCCGCCCGGACCATCAAAAGCGTCCGGGAAATAGAAGTCTGTCGCGACAAGTTGCATGAAGACGGCAAAAAAAATACCAGCTGCCCGGAGAAGACGCATGATAAAATTTAGCCCGGTCCTAATCGCCATCCTGTTGCTCGGCTGCGCCAACTGGCAACAGACGCCAATCCAGATCACCCTGCCGGATCCCATGAAGACCTCGGTGGAATGCAACGCGCAGCTCGACGCGCTCACCGCCGGCAAGAAGGGTCCATCGCTCATCCGCGAGCGGGTGCCCAACCCGTGCGACGCGCTCAAATACGCGGTCGCCCTCGCAAAGGTCGGCATCGTGTGGGATTTATACAAGGCCGGCGCCCTGGCCCAATGGGGAACCGACTTGAAGGACCGGCTTAGGGCCGGGCAGATGACCTACGCCGATCTCAACCTGTTGCTGTCCAAGCAGATTTTGAAGTTCAACCAGCAGCTAGGGGGAACCTACCTGCTGCTTTCCGAGCTCACTCTGAAATTTCCCGACGTGGCGCTGATTTCAGAATCCGACCTGGAGATCCTGTACGCCGGGATTGACGTCATCGTGGCCGACGCCCGCCGCCTGGCAACGCTGCCCGTGTGAGGATGCAATAATGGCCCCCGAAATTACCCAAGGGTTGACCCGTGTTTTCGAGGCTTTGGTTTCCGGCGCCGTGATGCTGATCAGTGCCGCCGCCGCATACGGGGTGTGGAAGCTGCGCCAAATCCAGCAGGAAAAAAAGTTGGCCAACGAGGACCAGCGCGACAAGTCTGCAATTTTATATCTTAACGATGTAATCAATTCCGCAGTGGCCTACACCACCCAAACCATGGGCCTGGACAAACAGCACCCGTTGTCGGAGGGCGTCAAGATGGATGCCAAGCGGGCGACAATTAACAAGACCTATGAACAGCTGCCCGAGGGCATCAAGATGCGGCTGATCGAAATTTACGGCAGCTTGTCCGCCCTCAACACGTACATTGAATTCCGCGCCGAAGGAGAGGTCGGTAAGCAACAGGTTTGCAATGTCGCAATGCCCACTGCTGCAGGCCGGTGACCTATTTTGCGCCGCGAACCCCATGTTGCTCGGCCGCGCCATCATAGCGGTTGAGTCTTTTTGGAGCGCTGACGGCTGCGCTAAGTATTCCCATGCCGGCATCATCATTCGGCCGGACCCGCCTATCACGTTCGAAGCACTCTGGACCAACCGCCGACAGAATTTTTTGCAGGCCTACCGTGGCAAGCAGATCCTAATCGGCCGCCATGAGCGGATGGACCCCTACCGGTTTGCGCTAGGTTGGGACGCCATCTACCGTCTGGAGGGCCGCTGGTACGCCGGCCACCGTCTCGCCCTCCATCTGCTGCCGCCGCTCGCCCGCATATTTTCGACCGGGGGGTGGGCGGTCTGCTCCGAATTGGCCGCCAAATTTGCCTACGGGGCCGGGATTCTGCCGATCTGGCAGGGGGTAAACCCTGACTACCTGTCAGAGGTGATCATCAACCACAGGGGCTGGTGCGTTGTTTTTGAGGGTATTTTGGAGGCAACATGAACCTGAGATTTTGGGAAAAGAAAAAAACCGTTGACGAAGATGAGATGGACGAAGAGGAAAAGCGCCGCAAGCGCGAGGAGGAGCTCGCCAAGCGCGCCAGGGAAAAACCCCGCGAAAACAAGGGCTATTTTGGCGAGGGCGTCAAGCGTAATAAGATGCTGAAAGAGTTGGATGAATAATGGGAACTTTGCGAGATTTATATCCGCAGCCATGCACCGCCAAGGAAAAAATCACGCGGCATATCAACTGCGTGCGCGTGGTCCTGAACGAGGTCATCGGCGAACTTTGGCAGCGGTACAACCAACACGACCGAAGCAAGATGGAAGAGCCAGAAATAGACTATTACAAAAAATACATATGCACCATGGCTCAAATGGAATACGGGTCCGATGAGTATTACGAAACCCTCGCGCTCATGGCGCCCGCCATCCAGCACCATTACCATGTCAACCGGCACCACCCGGAGCATCACTACGAAGGCATCAACGGCATGAACCTGGTCGACCTGGTTGAGATGGTAGCCGACTGGATGATCGCCTCCAGACTCAACAACCTAAACGGAAATTTTGATCAGTCGCTGGAGAGAAATGTCCAGCGATTTTCAATCGGTCCACAGCTGGCCGGTATTATTGCAAATACAGAACGATGGTTGTCGGGGTTTGATGGCGTCAAGGCTATTATGCCCGGCGACGGAGGTCGTTATGGCAAAACGCAAGCCCAAGAGCACCAAAGGAAAAAAACGCAACCCAAAAACATCTAGGCTTGAGGAGCGGTGGCGGGCATTCGCCGAGGCGTACCTCGACATCGGCAAACCAACCTTCCAGCGGGTGATGCCCTCGGCGATCGCCGCTGGGTACAGTGAGTCATATGCCAAAGGGCTCGCCTATAAATTATTGGATCATATAGGAGTCCGAAAGTGGTTGGATATAGTCAGAAATGCACGCGCCAAGGCTGACGTCGCTCCCGCCGAGGAAACGCTCGCCTGGCTATCCCGGGTCATGCGCGGCAACCCGTGCGATTTGGAGAACCCGCGCGAAGAAGGCGGCGGCCTGCGCGAGCTATCTGACATGGACCGCGGGGTTGCCCAGGCATTAATAGCCGGCGTCAAGCGCAAGACGCGCATCATCCCAGGCGGTGAAAACGGTGACATCACCGAGCACACGCTGGAATATAAGCTGCTCGATAGGCTGAAGGCGGCCCACATGCTGGCGCAGTACCATGGCCTGATTGGCGGCCGTGAAGATCAGCGCACCATGACGGTAAAGGAGACCAAAATTTTGGTCGGCTACCCGGTGGAACCTATGCCGCTCGCGGAGTGGGAGCGGCAGGTCAAGGAGATGCTGGGGTACAACCAGCCGCTCGACATGCCCGAGATCTCGATATCTGAATAACCCAGCATGTATTGGGCGCCTCAACCTGGACCGCAGCTACTCGCCGTCACCTGCACGGCGGACGAGATTTTATATGGCGGCACCCGCGGCGGCGGAAAGTCGGATGCCCTGATCGGCCGGCAGATCGGCGGCGTGCAACGCTACGGGCGTGATTGGAACGGGCTCATCGTCAGGCGGCGCTACAAAGATTTCAACGAGCTGCGCAGGCGGTGGGATGAGCTGATCGCAAAAGGCCTGCCGGCGGAGCGCGTAGGTGGCGAAAACCAGGCGAATTATGTCCGGTTTAGCAATGGCGCCCAGATCGCCATGATGGCCTTCCAGAGCCTGCCCCAGCTGGAAGATATTCAAGGGCATCAATACCCCGAGATAAGTGTTGACGAATGCACCAACTTTCCCTTTTTCGTAAAGTTGATGGACAAGCTCGCGGGGGCCAACCGGAGCCCGCACGGCATCCCGACGCACATCTTCTGCACGGGCAATCCTGGGGGGCCTGGCCATCTGCAAGTAAAATCTTATTTCCGGCTAGGTTCAGACGGATTGCCAACGGGGACCGTATTCCACGACGAAACCGGCCGGATCTCCCGCGTCTACATCAAGAGCAGCCTGCGCGACAACCGCATCCTGGTGCAACACGATCCCAAGTATGCGGCGCGCTTGTTGTCCATCCGCGACCCCATCCTCCGGGCGGCCTGGCTCAAGGGGGATTGGGACGTCTACATCGGCCAAGCGTTCAACATCACCCCGCGGCACATCATTGCGCCGATCCCGGTCCCGCCCTACGTGGCAATCTACATGACGATGGATTGGGGCTTTGGAAAGCCCTTCTCCATTGGCTGGTGGTGGTTAGACAGTTCCGACAGGCTTTATCGGTTCAGCGAGTGGTACGGCTGGAATGGCGTCGAAGACGAGGGCTGCCGGATGGAGGACTCGCTGATTGCCGATGGCATCCTGGAGCGCGAGCAGAAGTTGGGCATCGCCGGGCGGCCCATCGTCCGCCTGGCGGGGCCGGACTGTTGGAATAAAAAGCCGGACTACCGCGGCGGCGGCCAGGGGCCGAGCACGGCGGAGGTGCTGTCGGGCAAGGGGATCATCCTGCGGCCCGGGGATCCCAGCCGCGAGCTCAAGATTAGGGCGTTCCGCGAGCGCCTGGCGCTGCCGGCCAGCCCGCACGAGCTGCCGCAGCTGGTGGTCTACAGCTCCTGCAAGCATTTTATTCGCACGGTGCCGGCCCTCGCCATGGACGAGGATTGCCCGGAGGACATCGACACCGAGCAAGAAGACCATGTTTACGACGAGGCCTGCCATGTGGTAATGGCCCGGGCGAAAGGCACGCCGGACGTGTTGGTGGCAAAAAACGTCGCCGAGAAGGTTAAGCAGGAAAAACTCGCTCAGATACAACCGCACCACCGTGCGGTATGGTCTGAGCTCGACCGCATCCTCCAGGAGCAGGAGGAATCAGAGCAATAGGGGAACAACATGCCGACAACCGAGCTGTTGGTGATTATCGCGTTGGTGGTGCTGATGGCCATTTACTTCGTAATTAATATGCTGGAGCGTGCTAAGATACTGGAAGCCGCGAGCAAAGAACGAGCGGAGATGATGAACCGCATCATTTCCAAGGATGCCCGCGAATACGCAATGCTGACGCGGGTCTCTGCGCCTGTAGACGATCGGAGCGTCTACAATGTTAAGGAGGTGGATGATGTGGCGAAAGATGACGGACTTGGAATGCCGGTCGCGTAAGCGCCTTGGCAGAATTGAGATCGTGATACTGGTAATGATGTTGTGTTGGTTCGCCGCAGGCGCTTGCCTGCTTAAACTCGCGATATTCAAATGCGGAGGCAATTGATGATCATCATCCCGATGCGCATTAAAGTCGAGGCTGGGCAGCTACAGGGAAAATCGTTCGTTCGGCAGGTCGCTTTGGACAACGGCTGCGCAGAGCCCGAATTTGTGCAGATAGTTTGGACGGCTTACCAGCAAAAAAAGTATGCCCGATATTTACTGAAACTCGCCAACGCCCCCGAGCTGCGCAAAGCGGGGCTCGAATTTATGATCGATGATAAATCCGCAGCGGAGGTGTGGGATGCCGGCAAAAATTTCAAAAGATGGCAAAAATTGGAAAGTCGAAACTCCCGCCGGGGTAAAAGGCGAAAAAATGACCCTGCGAAACGCCAAGCGCCAAGCGCGCCTACTGAACGCAATTGATCACGGATGGGAACCCTCGCGCAAAAAGCCCAAAAAGTAGCCTTGGTCCTGGCGGCCGCGATGCTTTGCAGCTGTATCCGGGTATACTACGTCACGATCAAAAATAGCCCGGGGGTTACGCTTTACGTGGTGGCGGATGTGCCCAAAAAAGTGGACGCCGCGGCCGACATCCAGGCCGTGCCCATACCGTGAGGAAGATCAAATGGCTGGAGAAAACGGTGATATTATGGTGTTGGAGGTCGGCTCGCATGACGAGCGCATCATGCTGAACGAGTACAAGGGAATCATTTCGCTGATCATTTGCCGCGAGGGTGCCGACGGCAAAAACTATTTTCGAATGGCATTCCCAAAAACAAAAAGCGGCCCTAGCAATACTGCGATCCCGCTGGGGGTTCGCCTGGGCGCCAGAAAACAGGCCATCGGAATAATGAAACAGTTCATCAAGGCGCTGGAGGCGTAAATGAAACCGCGTCTGTTTGCGTTGCTGGGAGTTGCACTGCTGACGGCGATTTGTGGACTAGCTTGGAGCCAGGCGATTTGGATGGAAGCCGAAAGCGGGGTGCTGGTTGCCCCGATGGTGTCGCTTGCTATGGCTGCGGCATCAAAGGGGGCCGTCATCAGTACAACCGGCGCCAATACCGGCAGCGCGACTTACGTTTTCACGGTTAACGCCGGGCGGTATGTCATATGGGGCCACGTTTTATTCGACAGCACCGGGGGTAAGGACTCGTTTTTTGTCAAAATCGACGACCGCCCGGAAACCACCTGGCACACCCAGGGGGGTCAAAATGTTTTCGGCTGGGACCGGGTGAGCGACCAAGGCAGCTCGCCGGTCGGCAGCCCGCCGCAGTTCGATCCGGTCTACTACGACCTGACCGCCGGCCAGCACACCCTGGTGATCCGGGGCCGCGAGGCCGGCGCCCAGCTTGACCTGCTATTGATCACCAGCGACCTCGCCTATGTGCCCTCGGGCATCGCTTACGATCAGCTCAAGTATCACCTGCGCGAAACAGTCAGGATTGCCTGGGATCCCGTAACCAAAACGACCGACGGCACTGCGTTGCCTGCAGGCGATACGGTCAAGTATCAAACCTTTTGGCGCGGCGGAGAGAGTGACACGCCAAAACAGTTGGCGGAGGTCAGCACCACCGAAATGTTGGTAACGGGACTGCCGCTCCAGCGGATGCTTCACTTGGGGGTGAGAGCCATACGGTATCGTAACAACGTCGAGTATCCGCCCGACGATCAGACCAAAAGCCGGTCGACGATCGCCTGGTCGAGCGACCCGGTGGCAACCAACAACCAACCCTTCGGTGTAGCTACGTGGCCGGCCGGCAAGGGGCCGACAAACGTGCATGTGTCCAAGCAGTAGGAGCTGCAATGGCCAAGTACGATCCCGCCAAACTCGACAAAATCTTTTCCGCCCTTTTCGACGAAAATTCCCAGCAAAACCAGCCCATGCGCATGCTGCACCGCATATGGTTCCGCAACATTTTGTACTATCTCGGCGAGCAGTGGTTTGAGTGGGTCCGCGGGGCCAATGCGTTTCGCAAGATCATGCCCACCCCCTACACGCCCACGCCGGTCGCCAACATCATCCGCGACTATGTCCGGTCGATGAAAGGTTTGATCCTCAACAAGGATTACCAGATGGCGGTTTGGCCTAATTCCAATGACCAGGAGGACCGCGACGCGGCCGAGGCCGGCGAGGGGTTTTTGCGCTGGCTCGAATCCTACAACGATGAGGAGCACCTGGACGAAAAAGAGCGCATCGCCGTCTGGATGATCGTCTGCGGGATTGCGTTCGACCGCACGTTTATCAGCATGGACGATGACGCTTGGGTCTTCGATAGCGAAGGCAATGCCATCAAGACCGGCAACGTGTGCAGCCAGACCATGAACCCGTTTTCGGTCAGCTTCGACATGCTGGGCGACACCCTGCGGCGCAAGCGCTACATCGGCATCAAGAGCCTGCGGCCGCGGGAATGGATCGAGGACACGTTCAAATTGAAGGTCAACGCGAGCGACGTCAACCAGCTCGAGGTCGAGTACGAACGCAAGCTCGCCAGCATGGTCGCCGGCGTCAGCCCCTGGAAGGGCGACGGCATCGGCATTGCGCTTGATGTCATAGACGAAGACCTGGTGCTGATGAAGGAGGTCGAGATCCGGCCGACCAAGCAGCACCCCAAGGGTTACTACTGCGCCCGGGTCGGTACAACCACGATTTTTGAGCACGAGCGCATGCCGATCCTGGTGGACAAGGATGGCCGGTGGGATTTTTCCATCACCGATTTCCATTACCATTTTGTGCCCGGCCGGTTTGTGAGCGACTCCGGCGTATCCGACCTGATCAGCCCGCAAAACACCATCAACTCGATTGACCAGGCCCTGGAGATCAACCGTAAAGGGGTGGGCACCCCCATCGTCTGGATCCCGACCGACGTCAACATGAAGCGCATTACCGGCTACGGGCAAAGCGTCATTGCGATCAAATACGATGCGCTGCTCGCCGGAGGGGCTAAGCCCGAGGTGGCCCGCGGCACCCCGCTACCGAGCCAGGTGCTCGATGAGCGCGCGGTCCACATGCAAAACGCTCAGGACGCCGCGGGAGACCCCAAGAACGTCCTGCGCGGTAAGGCGCCCAGCAACCAGGCTTCCGGGGTCATGGTGGACATCCTGCGCGACGCGGCCGAGCAGGGGCACCTGCCCGACGTCGACCGGTTCTATCGGGCCTACAAGCGCGTCAAGCGCAAGCAGCTGATCCTCGCCCAGGAGGTCTACACCGAGGAGCGGATGATCAAGATCCCGGACGCCGGCAACCGCAGCAAGGTCATCCCTTTCAAGGGCGCCAACCTGCGCAACAACACGGACGTCAGAATCGAGCTCGCCTCGGGCGCCGCGTCGACCCGGGCCGGCCAGGTCAACCTGATCCTGAAACTGACAGAGCAAGGGTTCTTCGCCCCCGACGCCCCGATGGACCCGGAGGACAAGCATGAGCTGCTGCGCCGGCTGGGGCTGGGTGGGTTTCGGAATAAAAACACCGCCGATTTGCAACGGGCCATGCGGGAAAACGAGATGGTCGCCGCAATCAAAAATATGGACGACATGGAGCTGGTCAGCTACGAAATGCCCCAGCCGGACGGCACCATCGGCCTGGTCGAGTTCCTGGCCATGCCCGGGCTCTTCATCGGCATGTGGATGGACCCCGCGGTGGACAACCCGGTCGTCATCATAGACGACCCCCGGTTCGAATTCGACGACGATGGGATCCATTACGAGACCCATCGCAGGTTCATTATTTCGCAGGAGTTCGCGATGCTGCCCCAGGCGGTGCAGGACATGATGATCATGCACGCCAAGAGCCACAAGCAGCGTGCAGATGCCAAAATGGCGCAGCAGGAGGCCGAAATGATGCGCAAAACGGCCGAATTCGAGGCCGAGCGCGCCGCCGGCCAGGCCGCCGCGACCGCTGCCGGAGAGGGCGCCGCCGCTCCAGGGGCGGAACCGATGCCAAACGGATACCAGCCGGCGCAATATGGGGAGGGGGCTATCCAATAACTTGACTTCATAGTGTATGCGTGGGAAAATTAACACCATACATTGTGGAGGCGCCGTGATATCTCTAAAGAAAACCAAGTCCGAAATGAAGTTGAGGGATACACTAGCGAAAGAAGTTCCCACACTTTCTGAATCTAATTACCCATGGGGGCTGCAGATAGACCTCCAGCAAGACAGCCTCTCCAAGCTCGATATGGACGTCGCGGACTATAAAGTCGGCGACGTCCTTTTTTTTCGGGTCCGAACCGAGGTCCGGGCGGTGAGCATTAACGACTCATATTCGGGCAAGTCCGAAAGCATGAGCCTGCAGATCACCGACATGGGCCTGGGCGAGGACTAACCAACCCGTTTATAACCGCGCAAAGCCTCGAACGCGCACCAGCGTTTGATGTCGGGCGCACCCACGAAAGGACGCACCATGTCAGTTTTTGATGCAACGGCAATCGACCTGGCGGCCAAGACCGCCAGCCCGACGCCGTCGACGGAGGCAGCTGCGGCTGCAGCGCCGGCGAGCGACAAGGACGGGGATGCCGGCAAAAAGCAGGAAAAAGGCGTCGCGCTGCCGCCTGCAAGCGACACCATCGACGAGCTCCTCGACAAGTACGGCTTGAGCACCAAGCAAGAGCTGGATGAGTTTTTGAGCAAGTCGACCAAGGTGATGAGCAGGCTGGGCGACGCCGACCCGGATGAGCTGGTCCGCGACAGCGAAACCCTGAAAAAGTACCGTAAGGAATGGGCCAAGGAGGAGCGATCAAAGGCCAAGGAGGGGGAGACCCCGGAGCAGACGATCGCCCGGCTGGAGGCCGAGCTCGATGAGCGCGAGTACAAGTTCAGCAAGGCCTCGCGCGAACGCGAGCGCGCCGAGCAGGCCAAGCAGAACCTGGACGGGTTTTTTGGGTTCGTGAGCGCGAGTATCGACCAGATGAAAGATATCGAAGCTCCGTTGAAACCGGTTGTTGCGGCGATCATGGGGGTTGGAAACCCCGTGAACGACATTGACATCAAGGACCGCAAAGCAGCGAAACGGGTGTTGACCGAGTATGCGGTCAAGGTTGCCAAGACCGCGCAAGAAGCTCTCATAAAGTCATACCGCACCGGGAAGGATCAGATCCCGGTTGTCCCGCCACCTGGCGATTCGGCCCCGGCCACCACTACGGTGGATGGCCAGGGGCCTAAAAATTTAACTGAGGCGCGGCGGATCGCAAGTCAGTCGCTGACCGCTTTGTTACGACGCAAGTGATCCTCCGCGACCCGGAGGAGAAAACGAAATGGCAATAGATTATCATTCGCTTACCGCAATTCAGGAGACGCTCAAAAACGTCTACGGCACCGGCCTGCAGAAGCAGTTCGTGGACGAGCGCACCACCTACAACCAATTTTCCAAGTCCGGCCGCGCCCCCCGCGGCCTGGGCTATTTCTTCGGCATCCGCTACGCCCGCGCGCAAGGCGTTGGCGCCCGGCGCGAATCGGAGATGCTGCCCGATCCGCTGGCCGGCAAGTACGATCAGGGGAAGATCACGCCCAAGTACATCTACGGTGTGCTGCGGCTGACCGGCCCCGCGATCGAAGCGGCCAAGGGCGACGTGGCGGCATTCGTCGACGGGCTCAGCGATGCGGTGGACGACATCTACCAAAGCCTGATCAACGATCTCAACCGCCAGAGCTGCGGCGACGGTTTCGGCCTATTGGCGACCCTCTCAGCGGCTTCCGACGCCCTCACCACGTCCGGCGCCACCTGGACGATCACCTGCAACAACGACCTCGGCATGGCCCGGGTGGTTCCCGGCATGCTGGTCGATTTCTACCAGAGCACCGCGATCGATCAGTCCGCGGTCGCCAGCCGCGTTTCCTCGGTCGACTATGCCAACAAGACGGCGGAGATGGAGCCAAACGACGGTACGTACAAAACCAACCATCCCATTGTGGCGGCACGATCCTACACCATTGCCACTGACACGGTTGATTCGGGCTCTTTCATGGTCCGCTTGGGCGCCCGCGAGGCCACCCATGCCACTTCCAACACCCCGGTCGAAATGACCGGCCTCGATGGCATCTACGACGACGGCACCCTGCTGTCGACATTCGAAAATGTTGTGGTCGCCACCTACCCGTATTGGAAAGCAAACGTCCTCGGAAACTCCGGCGTCAACCGCGAGCTCACCCTCAACCTCATGCTGCAGGCGCTCGACCTGACCCGGACCCGCTCCGGCCGTCGGGTGCAGACCATGCGCATGGGCCTCGGCCAGCGGCGCAAGTACGCCAACCTGCTGCTGCCCGATGTCCGCTTTGCCCCCACCTCCCTGCGGGGTGGCTACGAGGAACTCACTTTTGCCGGCGGCGACGGGTCAGTCAAGATCGTCATCGACCCGGACCTTGCCCCCAACAAGATCTACGCCGAACCCGATGGAGCCATTCAGAAGTACGAGATGACCGAGCTCGGCTGGGGCAACCTGGATCAGCAGATCCACCAGCGGGCCGGCTACGACGAGTGGGATCAGTTCCTGCGGATCTACACCAACCTTGGCGTCGAGCAAAGAAACTGTTTGACGCTCATCAAGGATCTCACCGAACCTGGGCTCTACTCCTGAACCTAAAGCCGCATGATGGCTAATAGGATGCCCCTTCAGGGGCGAACGCCCGGGCCACCTCAGACGTGGCCCGGGCACTTCCAGTAAGTATCCCCGCACGGGGGGGTCAACTATCGGAGGCACACACATGATCAAGCAACGTAATCTGGACCCGGCGCTGCAGAAGCTCCTGGGCATCGCCGAGAACGTCAGCGGGTCGCTGCTCGCCAGCGCCGCCAAAGGCTACGCGGCCGACGGCCCCGCGGACATGGAATATCAAAAACATATCCTGGGGTCCGGCGTCGACCTGACGGGGGTCAATCCGAAGTATATAGGCCAGCTCATCATCCTGGCTTGCCCGGACTCCACCGCCAACGCCACCGCCACCTGCGGCGCTGGCATCACTTGGGACGGCACCAACGATACGGTCAACCTGGTCAACGACAATAGCGCGATCGTCGCCATGGCGATTTCGCTGACGCGCTGGCTGGTGCTGGTCAACCTGGGCACCTGCACGTTCAGTTAAGATTCGCCGGCCGGCCGGGTGGGTGTGGCGAGCCCGCAGTTCCGAGCACCTGGCCGGCAGTTTACCTGGGGGTTAAATGTCACTCACGCAACCCGACCGCGATTTCGTCGCGCGTCTCAAAAAGCTCGACCCCAAGCTGGGGTGCAAGTTTGTCCCGGAGCATGAGCACTTCGTAATCACTTACGCCCGGCCGGTCGGCGAGCCCGTCAACGTTTGGCTGATCCAGGCCGAGGGCGGCGGCTTCCGCCATCCCGACGAACGCGATCTGCGCAAGCTGCAGGAATCCGATCTGCAGCGGGTGCCGATGAAGGACCGCTTGAAAGAGGCGGCCCTTTACATGGAGCGCGACCGCGAGCACCGCCGGCGCAAACGCAAAGAGGAGATCCGCGACCGCACCAAGGACGACAAGATCCAGCTCATGCGCGCCGCGGCTCAATTCGACTCCGCCTCGGGCGGAAAACATAACCAGGCCTATCGGCGGGTCGATCTCAAGCC